ATCCCGGCACGCTTAGATTGCTCGATCTCATTTAGGATTAAATTCTCATCCCTGATGTTTAGTTTGCGCCCGTAGTAGATTTCACAACCCTTATAAATGTCTTTGTAGATCATTTTACCGATGGCATCCGTCAAGAAAGATTCAACGGCTTCTATGTTGTCGAGTATCGAGGAAATCTTATCTTCGAGCGGCTTAATGTTAAGAACGATCTCCGTAGCGGTCTGGATCGAAGATTTAGCCAGTGCCTTTGCGATCCCTGTTCCTGAATATAAAATGGTGCTTTCAAGTGCGTCTAATTCTTTTGCTTGGTGTTCGAGTATTTCCGTAGGCGGAACGATATACTGTCCGACACTCCCTGGATCGTAGGCTTTGCCTTGTTTATCAAGTTCTGGAATGATAACCACTTCCGAAGCGTTCCGAATGACTACCGCCCCGTTTCCGTTACAACGTGGACAATTTACTTCTTGTCGTTCGGCGTTCATTATCTTTCCTTTGGAACAAGCATAGCCTTCCGGGGAGATATAGTTACATTTCGTTCCCTTTATTGCTAAGATAGGATAGGCGTGCTGAACCTCCGAAGAAACGTGCTCGGCATGACGGGTCATGTAATCGTTTAACTGAGGTTGGACCTGGTGAATGCACGAAGTCTTGATATTGTCGTTTAAAGTAGAATACAGAAGATCCCCGATTTGAATAGCCGGGACATATCCTAAGACATTATAGATAACTTTGTTTTCGGGGTCTAATTTGACGTCGAGGTTCTCTATATAATATATTGCGTCCTTTTCGTCATCGAGTACCCTAAAGAGTGTTTGGGTGATGTTTTCTTTTCCGACTGTCCGGCTTCCGTAGTTTAAAATTAAATACTCTACCTTACGTCCGTTCTGCTTGAAGTCATGGACATCCTCGATAGCTTTAAAGATGATATACGGCTTGGGAGTTTCTTTTGACGGTATTCCGTCTTTAATGATTCCCTGTTCGGTCTTGGCCGGGTTTTCTACAAGTGCGAACCCGTTGAAGTCGGTATAGATGGCATCGTTCATCCAGTAGGCGTAATCTTCTATCGAACTGTTCTTCCAAACCGTTTCAAGAAGTTTACGAAAGTCGGATTCGATCTCGATTTTATCCCCGAAGCGATAAGTCTTTCTTGTTCCCTGGGTATTTTTCCACCGGGAGAGTTCGTCTTTTATTTTCTTGGTCAGGAACAGCGTTACGGGCTGGCGTAGTTCACGGGTCAATCCGAACTCAACGGCTCGTTCTTTACCCATCGTTCGTGCCAAAGCATCTTTATACCCCTCGCCCGTAACGTGAACCTTCATTTCATCCTGAAGTTTTTTCCCCTCATGGATGTCATCGGCACGTTCGGGACGTAAAATTCGTTCCTTAATTTGTTCGTCCGTCAGTGTCATCAGTTCGTCAGATCAAGATACGTTAAATCTAGAGCTGCGCCCGTAGTGGTAGCAGCCAGTTTTACCCACTTAAACTCGAAAGGAATTTTCGCTCTTCCCCCGTAGCCTTCATGAATCCAATCTGAAATGTAGTTCGGAATGGTGAAGCCCGTAAGCCCGCCAAAGCACCAACCTTTGTTAGTGACGTACCACATTTTCAGACGTTTGTAGCAATTCAGCCTTTCAATATCGTTCAAAGTGGTCAGATTGAACCAAACGATATTACCACTGATACCCGCAGTTTCGGAAATGACTTCGGGTAGGTTGTCCGGTGTGTCCGCACCCGTGATCTCTTGCCGTTCGGATGGCATCTTCACCCCATTGGCGATGTCGGAAATGATAAAAATATCACTCCCGGCAGTCGTAAATTCGGCAACCGTAGGAACCAGGTTGTCCGAAGCAAAGGAAAAGACGGTCGCAGGATCGGCAAGTATCAGCATAGACGGAAAACCGAAATCCACCGATGCACAACTTGTCGGAAACGCACTGGCGTCAATCCAAGTAGTACATTGGGTAGAACAGACTATATCTGCCATAATCATTCAAATTAAGATCGACCAAGATCATAAACCTGAATCCAAAGATACGCTAAATTATTTTGATGTGTCAATAGGGGGTAAAGCAAAGGGGCGAACCTGAGAAGATAACGCCCCTTTGAACCCTAAAAACAACATCTGAAAGCAAAGTAGGACAAATATAGCAAAGTTTTTTAGAATTGCAAACTAAATTTCATCTTTTCCACTTACCACCCCTGCAACCCGATTTATCTGAACTCCTGACCAGAGCGATGATCGGGCAACCGCAAATTCCGCATTTCTTCCCATGCTTTTTCGACAAGGCAAAATGATTCAGGTGTTCACAGGTACGACAGGCTTCACCACGTTCAAGTGCTATTTCCTGATTAAGCGGATCGTGAAACGCAATCCTGTACCATGCCGGAACAATGGTTCCGAAAACGTGCTCAATGGTTAAATCTTCTTTAAGCATATCACAAGTATAAACATCCATCCGATATAATTGGCAACATTCTAAAGGTAATCATATCCAAAAAGTCAGGACTACGCCCCAGGTTTTCCCTGATCTCGCTTTTGGGTAGCGTATAGTATTTCATGTCGTTATCTGCGTTCTTGCGCCTTAGCCATTCTAATTCTTGTGCAATCGTATCACGGTGTTCATCCGGTCGGATATAAATTTTGCCCTGATTCATGTATTCACTAAGCCAATATCCTAATTGACTTTTCAAATTTCCAAAATTTTCCTTCTCCGATTCAACATAAACCGGAGGCGAATTGTTTACGATTCCGTTTGCCCCGTCAAGGTAATCAAGAACCCCACCATTATGAACCCAAAAACTTCTTTCGTCCGGCATCATTACCATAAAAAGTTTTGATTCACCTGAAATATGTAGGTTAATCACATCACCAAATCGTTCAGACATAGCCCCACCACGAATACCAATAGCATGATCTTTATATTCAGCGATTAGAAAACAGTCCGTTGTTCTTGTGATTTCTCTACCATGAATAGTACTTTTGCTTCCTGCTTTGTGTTTAATCCGTATGGTTGCATATTTTCCGATCTTAAAAATCATTTCCAATAAGTCTTCAGCCAATCCCCGACTTGATGTTATATAGCACCTATTTCCGCAATGGATATACCCATCACCTTTTCGGTAGGCATCAAGAAAAGCATCAATGACTTCTTTAGTTCCATTCTTAATCAATTTTGGAACCCGTATATGAATAGCGTCCCGTTTACCGGGGTAACATTCTGATTCTATAAATTCCCTTATGTTCTTGTTTCCGAATTGAAACATGATTTCACCTGCCTTGCTGATCTTTTCGTATGAACTAAATCCACAAGCCTTGATTACGTCACGGATTTCCTGAACGTCATCACTTTTTACAGACTGAGTTATACAAATATACTTTTCATCCAAATTTCCTTCTGAAACATACCAACCCATGAACCTGGCAAAGTCAATATCGGAAAGATCAACACCGTTCTTTATGATTTGAAATCCTCCATGCGGTTGCTTCTTTAAAGTGTTTTCCCGTATGAACCTAAAAGGTGTGCCTTCCCACTTTGATTTATTATCAAGAATAATCCATTTCAGTTTTAGGGTATCTTCCCAATTCCGAACAAACGAAGGATGGTTTAACCTTGTTCTGGATGGCAACAAATGACCTTCGCTAAATTCGTAGCCGTCTCTGGATTGAAGAATATTTGCTTTTCTGTTTTCGATAGAGATTATTTTCTCCGTACAAAGAAAATCATTTTGCTTTGAAAATATCTCGTCACCCGGTTTTAGTTCAGACCCCATGATCCAACCGTTCGGGGTAAATACTTTTGTTTCAGGTGTTATACAACCTACGCCGTCCTGATCTAAATAGACATTATGGATATGAACCTGATGTCTTTTCATGGCATCTTTTATCATTTCAACCGCTTCGGGGATTGAGTTTTTATCTTTCGTATAGATATATTCAAGCCGAAGTCCGTTCCAAACCCCAATAACTGTTTTATCCCTTCCTTGACGGGCAATGTCGGCAGTAATTATTCGTTCTCCACCGGGGACTTGAGTATAAAAACAGTTTTGAATGGCATCGTATTCGATCAGGTTCCAGTCGTCAGTATCGTATTCCCATGATCCTTCAAGTAATCGTTCCCGGTTTGTTCCGGTCAGTCCTTCAAGATTTTCAAGATAAGACGATTGGGTATATTTGTTGTCTTTGGCAAGGACTTGGATAAATTTCTTGTTCGGAGGAAGCGTGCCGTCTTTCCAGGGTTTATAAAAGTCCTGATATAACCATCCTTTTGTCGGGTTACAAGTCATTAACATTTTAGGCACAAGTCCTTTGGTATAATTCCCACAAGAACACTTCCAGCGACCGTTCTCATCTAAGGGAACGGTTCTTGGTTGGGCGCATTTTGGACAGAAATTGTCCAATTTGTACCTTATCCTTGACCGGATGATCTCACGGGCTTTGGCTGAAATCTGGCTTGCCTCATCAACCCCCGCTCCGGTTATCTCTAAAGACCCTAATGAATCGAAGTCGGGATCGGACGGATAAGAAAAAAGGTCTTTCAGAAGAATGATTGACCCCCCGTATTCCTTGTTGAAGGAAATCACATTGCTTTTAGAATTGTACCGAAAGTGTGTTTCGGGTTCGATGTGCCATTGTTGACAGACATCAAAAAAGGTAACTAAAGTGGTTTCCTGTAAGGATTTAAGTTTAGACCGACCCATCAGCCAACGGGTTCCGGGGTAACGAAGACAGGAAATAATCAACCAAGCACACATAGTAAAGCTCTTCGACCCGCCAGCCCCGCCTCCGAATACTAAGTCTGTGACGATTTCGTCTAACAGGTATTTCATAGCCAACCCCTGTTTTGGATTGGACTTAAAGTCAGCCGTTATGTTGATTGCCTGTGGTTTCATTCATTATACCAACATACTGTGTAAACAGAATCTTCGCCATAATCACCGTCAAAATCCCATTCATATTTTTTATGGCAATTAGGGCATTCTCCACTAACCCCTTCTTCGACTTCAAATTCTGTATCACAAAACAAACATACCCAATTATATTTCATTGGAACAACTTTTTTAGGTCAAACTTACTGTTCTCGAAAATACGGATGGCCTTGTTTGCCAATTCTTCAGTCCGAAAGAGTGGGTAAATGGAATCTCCTGTTACCAGACAGATTTCAAAATAGCCATGCACATAATCATCAACTCCTTTATCTCTGTTAGGCATGATAGCATAGCCACGATTCCGCAAATCACCACAGTTCAGTTTATAGGCTACTGACTGAAGAAGGCCGTACAAAAGGACTTTATAGGCAATGGCTTCAGTAGGCATTAGATTTCCTGATATAGTGGCCCATCCACTCAGTTTCATATAGAACCTATTATCCTTTATACAATCTTCTAATGTAAGTTCCTTTTCGATCTCGGTGATCTTGTACTTTTTGCCATCGGCTTCTACCTGCATGGCTTTCAAATCAAGTTTAATGTTCATATTGATTTTGTTTATAATGTTTCGTATTGTTTTTCCCATTTCCGCAGCCGATACGGGTTTAAAGTTAAATCCCATTGAGCCATCTAATGTAACCTTGAGTGTAGGATTGTCAAAACAATTTAAGCAACCCTTGTGGTCACAATGTAAATAGTATTCGCAGCCCTTTACGGTTTTCATACCGGGTTTTGGATTATGAAATAGTCCGTAATAAATATTACCCCCAAGTGGGCTGAAATCAATAGAACTAATCATTTCACCCGGATTACTCGTTACTACACCTCCCGTCTTGAATGCCGGACTATACCAATCCATAAAACAGTCAGGGCTACGGGTGGGTGATTGATTTCGGTTGCAAAGGTAGCAATGATATGGACGATTCCGGCAGGAATTAGTAAAGCCACACTTGACCTCATGTATTTCAACTTTCGGTTCTGTGTCAAACGGAGGATTAAATATAGTACTGCCCGTTGCAATTTCAGGATGCAACGATTCGTACAAATGGTTGATAAGCCGTCTTTGCTTGTGGCTGAACACAACTTTCGTGTTTAAGTCACCGGATAACTGTTTGATTTTCTTTGCCATCACCCCAGCGGACTTTCCTTCGCCACAACGAGACAACTCCCATAACCTGTAAAGATCCACCCTAAGATCATTCTTCTGATCGTTGTGGATTTCAAAACAGGCATTAAAAATATCCCCAACTGTCATTGGAGTACTGATTATTGCATCATTCAACAAATACAATATATCATCAATGGATTGAATATAATGCTTATCAAACCATTTCAGTATGGGGATGTAGTCAATCGGTGGAACACACCATGCCGTACAATGCTCTAACACATTTAGTCCCTGACCCCCGAAAGCGTCAAACACCCTATCTACCTCGTTCTTTGAATAAAGTGTTGTAGTATAAGCCGTTCTGCGTTGTTCGTCTATACTTTTCATTTTTTGTAAGTTATTGTCCAGTCCCAATACGCATTTCTGCGGATAAACTCCATTAAATCGCTGACCAGGACTTCGCCGTTCAGGATCAAAGTCTTGCTTTTACAGTCAATCGTGATGTTCATTTCTCCATTTTTTAAATTCATGTGTAGTCATTCGCTTTAAGTTCCCAAGAGCCATTTGACACTTTTCTAACTCTTCCGATTTTTCTTTCAGCATTTCGGCCAGAGCCTTTACGGCTACATCATCGGTTTGGATGATGGTGTTCATCAATAGATTATGCCTTACGACCGTTGCGGGTCTTGGGTCGTCCAATTTCTTTTCCAATTCTTTTTCGGCATCCAATAATTCGTGATACCGTTCTAATGGCAAACAGACTGTGTTTTTCATTTTAGTTCTATTTTTCGTTTTTTAAGTTCGGGAAATATCTTGTTCAAAATCTCAGCTTGTGTCCGGCAAAGGATCTCGTGATTCGTCCGGTCGAAGTAAATATCGTAGTGATCTAAAATATCAATCGAGGCATGCAGGGCTTCATGGATCAACGTAGTTAAAGAAGTTTCACGGGTAATAATAATACTTTGATAACAAGACCCTTCGGAATAGACCTGAAAAGTCGAACCGTTGCTCGATGATTTTTCCTCCGCTTCGATAAAATCTTCCAAAGGTTCGCCAATCTTCTTGGCCCAGTATTTCAGTCCAATTAGGACGGTGTCGGCAATAATGACCCGCATGACCCCGGGAAGGAACTCGGTGAACTCAATCGGGAAAGTTATCATTTCTTAATTCATACTAATTTACAATCACCAAACATAACCCAAACAGGATCATTGTCATTATCTTTAACAAGAAAACAACTATCACTTGCATTGATGTAAATTACATCATATTTCATATCCTTGTAAAAAGAACCATATTTAGGCTTTACATCAATATTGGTTATTTGAATTGGGATTAACTGCATCCCTTCTTGAACCGTTGTATTAGAAACCGGAAGTATTATCATGGTGTTACCTTAATTAAATTCAACAATTCCTTGTTCCTTACACCAACGATCCCAAAAATCTTCCCAAGTGGCTTTGCGCTTCTTAATCATGCAGATTTTAGTACGGCTTATGTTGATTTTTATCCCTTCTGCTTTGGGTCTGGTGTATCGTATTGAATCGCCTATGTAGAGAAGATTTGAAGCATTTGTATAGACAATGTGATCGTCCCAATATTTAAGCGTTGCATGCCCGTAATCCATACCGTACTTGTATGAATTACAAGCAACCTTATTCCATACCGTATCAACAGGCGCTTGTGAATACGAAACGGTTTTCCCGTTCATCGTGACTGGCACAAGCTCGCAGTTAATCATACCGGATTGGTCAACCGAATCGGCTACCAATTCATTACAATCTTTCAGATACTTTTCCCATTCCTGAAAAAGTGATTGGCTATTGACTGCATTTGCCATCAAAATAACTAATACTAAAACGATTACTTTTTTCATTGTTGTCTGATTAAATTAGTGGTTATACTTTTTTGGTTTTCATCTTGTGATTCTATCGTACAAAACTATACTTCCGGCAACACTCACATTCAAACTTCGTTCACCGGGCAATTTGATAATTTGGTGGCATTGACCTAAAACCTCTTTACTGATACCATAATCTTCAGCTCCCAAAAGATAGCAAGCCCGTTCGGGATGCGTAAAATCTTTAAGTAGTCTGGCTTTGTCATCCATTTCGATAGCAACTAACTGACAATTATAAGGCAGATGAGAACGAAAATCCTCAAACGTCTGATATTCAAAGACCGGAATATGCCTAAAGGATTTCCCGGTATCAGATGCCATCGTCTTAAATCTTCGCCCGATCAGGAATAGAAAATCAGCATTAAAAACCTGAGCCGTCCTAAAGAGTGTTCCGTAGTTCAGATCAGTTTTCATGTTGATGCACCCAATTCCAAAGTACCCGTTTTTCATTTTAAAATTCTTGTTTCTTTATAAATGGCGTAGGGTTCTTGCCTCCCCTCCGGCTCTTGACTACCTCGAATTTGCAAAGAATCCAGCCAGCATCCTCCCAGTACGGAAGCCGGGATCGAAGGGTGTCGTCACTTACCCCTATCCTTTCGGCCAGACAAACCAAATCACCCGATACCGCCTCTTTCCCGCACTTGTTAATCAGTACATATTTCATAATTCGTTGTTCCGTGACACAATAAACCGTAAACTTTCGTCATCAAATATACAACCATTTTCCAGTTTTCCAAGCCCCCGCCGAAAAAAATTTACCCAAAAAACTACACAAAAACAGTAACACATTGAGTATCAGTGAGAAAGATATTTTCAGGTTTTAAAGCCCCGGAGCGTGGATAACAGATGCCAGATGGATGCCTTTTTTTCAGTGGGGTATGGGGTACATATTCACATATCACAATATAAACATTTATCATAATAAATTTTATAAGACAAAACTTTGCCTGATTATCAATGAGTTAACAAAAATCATTCAATCCTGAAGCTAAAATAGTCATATCCTGCAATAATATCCTTGTCCCTGACATACTGTCAATCCATGTAACTTGCTGAAATAACGCCATATAAGGCGATTTAAGACAGTCAAAGGATGAGCCTGGTATATGACTACATCAGGGGAATAGTGCCTTAAAACACCTGAAAACAAAGGGATTTGAGGGGAATAGGGCAGAATGTGAGTAGAAAAAGGAAAAAAGTTAAGGGAGAGCGTGTTCTTCTGTTATTTTGACCTGTTTTTGGGCTTTCAGGTCTTTATTGGTCTTGTTTCGGTCTGTTGGTGTTATCTGACTATTATAGTCTATCATTAACCTTGAAATAAAGAACCCTGCTACATTGATCGGTATGCAACAGGGTTGATAATAGAAGTGGTGTTAGTCTTATTGTTCTGTGCTGTCTTGCTCTGTTTCTTCTGGCATGGTCAGGTTAATGTTAATTGATCCGCTATGCACTTGCTCTGTTACTTGCTTGTCAACCAATCCGTACATTGCTTTGAGTAGAAAAATAGAAGCTGTTTCTTTTACCTTTCCTTGTAACATGGCTTGAGTTAAGTTGAGCTGACAATTATGTTTGATACTTTTTATTAGCCCTAAAACAGTTACGTTGTATTTAAACTTGACTTGCAGATAGTCCCAGTTAGATGCTGACAAGACGCCTTTGTATGCAAGAGCCATCAGATAACAACTTTCATCCTCTGATTTTTCGTAAACCTTTGTTAATGAGTTTATTGCCTCATCTTCCGTCCATTTCTCAGCGTTCTTGTTATCTTTCAATCCATCGTACATATCAAAAGTATTATCCCTACAAAGATAGGTAAAGTATAGATACAAAAAAAGAGGGGTGTTTTGCCCCTCTTTACTTTGTTCAATCTTGTTACAGGATTACTGTGTGTATTCTTCTCTCAACTGCTCCCGTATTATGGTAGTTAATTACAAGTTCGGTTTCTTTGATCCGGATAATGTCAATAGTTCCTCCGGTTTGCATTGCCCTTACTTCAGCGTCTTGTTTCTTGCTATTGAAGTATTTTTCCAAGTTCCTCACACCTTTAATCATATAGGTGTTTTTGCGGAGTTCCCCGTTGTGTCGGTAAAATGTGTTAACTTCTACTTTCATGGCCTTAGTGTGAAAAATACGCTGTCAGAATCATGCCGATTACAAAGATTACTACCCAGAGGGTAATCCAAAGGTTACTGTTTTTAGCTTTCATTTGTTTTGATTTTAAGTTCTGCTGTTACTATCATTATTATTCCGATCAAGATACCTGTTAAGGTTACTGCCGGGGTTTCGATCATTGAACACACGACAATGATTACCAGTCCTACTATGGTTATTGCTGTTTTCACCACGTTATCCTCCCGGCTAAATTATAAGTCTTGTAAATGTCACGGGTAACATTATTGATGTTAACACGGGAACCAAATTTGCCACGATTCCTGCATTGTATCTCAGCAATTACCTGACCAACTGATGCGAATTGCCCATCGTACATTGATGCAACCAGCGTACCGTCTTTTTTAGTCAGGCTTGCGCTAATTGTGTCCGACTCTTTGATAACCATTCTTCTATTTTTCATTTTGATATTGTTTTATTCGTTTTTTACTTTCTTCATAAACTTCATTCGAGAACTTTGTCCGGTCTATCTTTGACCTCTTTTCGTAATTTTCGACAAATAGGCAGAGTTCGAGATATTGGTCTTCAGTCATTCCATCTGATTGATAAGGTTTAAAACTTCCTTGCGTTCAAAAATATGGCAACCAACACGGATAACTTTATTGGTCACTTCTTTAATTTCAAATTTGCCACAATGACGGCCTAAAATATCCTTTCCTGACTGAAGCATACACCACAATATTTTTACGGGCCTTATGTCAACCCTTACGCCTTGAGACGTTTCAACCATCCCATCGGTCAACCTTAACAAGTCGAACGGAAAATAATAATTAGAAAACCGTTGGCCGTTCCTGAAATTGACTATTTCTTTTTTTGCCTTTGCCTTGTTTTTTCGTGCCTGAGCCTGTTTTTCCTTGCGTTCCCGTTCGGCCATATCGGCGTAATATTTTTCAACATCAAAAGTATCAGGATCAATAAGTGATTCAGGGACGGGAATATCAAACAGGTCACAATATCTTTGCAGTTCGAAAACTGCTTTTTGTGCATGAGCGTGATATTCCTGTTTTCTGGATCTTGCCTTGTTTTCCAGTTCCTTTGCCAAAACAAGCCAGTTTGCAAAATATTCAATATTCTTTTTATGAGTTTCGGGCCAGTTGTCGGGCATGGCAATAACATTGATAATATTACCATAGTCCGGTATTGCCCGTTTTACATATCTCTGATGTCTTGAGGTTGAATTACTGTATGTCCGGTCATTCCAGAAGTAATATAACTGGCCTTTCACGGTCATTTTTTTGCAGATCGGAAAATGACTGCCGTAACTGTAAATTGTGTCGCCCTCAAAATAAAAAGAGGAGGCACATTTTCCAGATTCAGATTCATTATAGACCCAAGCGTGGGCCAGGTCTCTTGTATTGTAACGTCTCATGATGTTGTTAATTTAGTGATTTTAAATGATTTACGCAATAGGGTTACATTTTTTTCCGTGCTTTTTCGATCAACTTCTGAATGTCGCAAGTCTTTTCAGCCGGACACGAAAAGCAACTAACTTGGTAACGTTCATGCCTGCATCTTGAGGCTCTTTTGCACTGATAATCGAATGATCTGCGTGCTTTTTCTATTGTTTTCATGTTACCTCAAATTTTGCGATTGATAGGAAAACTGGTAGTCAGTCAATGAGTCCTCAAGAAAAAATTGGCTCAAAGATCGGATTTCACGTTTTTTGTTGTTTGCTTTTTTGGCCTTGTCGGTCTGCTGTTGTTTTTTGGTTGTTGTTTTCATGATGTTAAATTGAATTAATTAATAGACCTCGAGAATACACATAGTTCCGCCGCCCGATGGATGTTGTACCTTAACTGGCATAACCTGAATAATGTCGTTATCCAAAAGTATCTCATACGGCGAGCGAGGCCCTTCAACCCGTGAGCCAACTAATACGTTACCACATTTCTTTAGGTCAGAAACAGAGGCAGGCCGATTAGTGTCACTATCATCGTAAGTAATGATCTGACGGCCAGTTTCCCACAATTCGCTGATTGTTGCTTTCATTGATTTTGTTTTAGTTTTTAATTGCATCCCAAAGATACGATTGATTTAAAGTTAAATTATATGACTTTTGTCATGTTTTTGGATTATTTGCAGGTTTGGGGCTTCTTTGGATTTAATCTTATTAAAGATAAGGCTAATATTGGAAAATCAATTTTTTCACATTTCAGTTAATGATCCACGCATCCAGGCACACATATACGCATACATACACCCATACGCCTACATACAGGGCGCAGCAGACGTATATATTAGCCTGACGCACAGCGACTTACATTCGTATATATTCTGATTTTTTGGTCTTACGAACACGGAATTTTTCCAGAATATCTTGGCTAAAAAAAGAAACCCGACACCCTGGGAAAGTATCGGAGTTCAAACCCAAACCTATGAAAGAATAAAGTTACTTCTTTTTTTCGTTTCGGCAAAAAGAGTAAAGCTGAAATTAAGATCGCAAGAATCAGCAATCTTGTCGTTTCGTAATCAGGATTCATTTTAAGGCGTTTTAAGACATTATCTCCCCTGCCAAACGTAGTTAGACACCACTTCGAGGGTAAAACTCGCTAAAAAGGCAATCCTTGTTCTTTTTCAGGGGGTATTTCGTCCGCTCTGCTTCTGTCGATTTCATTTATCCCCCGATTTAACCCCGTAACATCGTTCTCGATCTTTCCGGCAAAAAATTTACCTTTAGATCCGTCTTTGACCCATAGACTGATATTCTTTTTCGTTCCGTCAACCATAGCCGTTCCCCGATATTGGGGTTGGTTCCCGGTTGCTTTGTCGTTTTTGAAGATGACTATATCACCTTCCCGTTGTTCGTAAGCCATTGTGTATTCTCCCATTTTAGTTTTTCTTTTCTCGCTTGAATCTCGTTGTAATACCCACTCTCTAAGGGCGTCATGTCGCTCGGTGCTTTGTCGTGGATAATTCTATGAAGTTCCTTTGATATAGGCCAAAGGTTCTCTCTTTGAAAGATCATCCATAAAGGACACTTTGACCGGGGCCAACAATGATGCGTTTCGACAATAACTCCAAAGGGGTCGCTATACGGCCCGTTCTCCCGGCACTCTTTGAGCATGGCTCTTGATACTTTCCAATACTCTTTCTCGGCATACTTTCGCTGGATATGCGAGGGTAGGGATTCAAATTCTGTGCGGGTCATGTTTCAAATTTTAGGTTGTAAATCTTGCTTACCGAAGTCGCTCCGGCCTGATGATTGCAGACTGCGTTCCAGATGATCGGGTACATGGGAATATCATCTACGCTTTTTCGGACATAGTAAATCTCCCTGCCATCTAAGTAAATTTCGATCCAGCCGTGATAAAACCGAACCGAATACAAGTGCCTGCCTTTAAACTTATCTAAAGGACGTTTAAATACTTTTCTTGTCCGCATTGGGTCGGTACTTAGGATCAGCGAGGTTGACATTTCGTTTTGGTGTCCGGGCGTGTTGGTTTCAAAAGCATCAAATTCCGGGTTAATGGTTTCTCGTCCGTTCTCAAACCTTGTGGTACTTAAAAACCAAATGGATTCAACCACGTCCGGGTCAAGGGAAAATTCAGCGTCAACGGTAAACAGTCCTTCGTTGATCTGAAAAGTACCGACAAGGCACATAGAGAAGAAGTTAAGTTTGTTGCCGCATAGGGTTATCGGCTCAATAGGATAGGTCGACAATTCAAAACAGTTTTCTCTTTTCGCTGTTTCGGGTCTATATTTTAACGGAAATACAGGATGGTTTACTCTCCATTTCGCCTGATCGGTTTCCATACCTTCGGTCCAATTCCAGAAATAAGATTTACAGGCCGGATAACTTGGCATCCAGTCCAAACGGCTCTTAAACCACTTTGTCAGTTGGTTTAGGTCGGAGGGGCAAAAATCAAAGATGGTTTTCATATTGCTGAATCATAAAATTTAATCCAAAAGACGCACATAAACCACCCAACAATTCCTATTATCGGGAATGCGATATGACGGTCAACATTCTCCAAACAGATCCATGTTGTTGCCTGAATTAGAGCCACCGCAAAGACGGCAATAATGTACCGTGCTATTTTTCGTTTTTTCATTTTGTTTCAAATAGTTTACAATAGTACCTTTTCATTACAGTAAAATAACGCTTGACCGGAGTATTGTTTTTCGTGTCAATTACGTTCAGGTAGAGTTTATGGCATTCTCCTCCCCGATTGGTTCGCTTCTGAAAATAGGCACAATGGCTACATCGGATCATTTTCTACACTCCTTTCCTGAATGATATGCCCCAATAGTGAGCATGATTACGGCAAGAATTACAACGATTAATCGACATATTGGATAGTGCATAGTATTACCGACAACCATCAGCAACAGACCTAAGATATAACACTCGGTTGACTTTTTCATGATTGATAGATTTTTGGTTCAAAATTCTCATCCATAGGAATATCAAACATCTTGTAGATCTTCCAATTTTTAGGTAGCGATTCTTGAGCAGTTTTCTGTAAATCAATATCCGGCACGTTCAATACCTCTTCCATTTTATTGAGCAAATAGTTCATGTTTATCATTCGTGCCTCGGTATTGGCTAACTCAATAACCAATATTACCCACCCCACCTGAATCCTGAAGATGGGTTTTTTGGCAATCAGGCTGAATCGGAAACGGGTTCCGAAAATCAGCAGGAATGAAAGTCCTTTAGTTTTCATATTTTAGTTATTATCTGTTTGTTCACGTTCTTTCTTTAAAAAGCTGATATGCGTCCTAAGACAGTCTGCTACACGGTTTCCTTGCTTCAGTAATAGATCAGCCCGATAAGATAAGGATTCCGCTTCAATTTCTAAATTAAACTGCCCTTCGGTCGAAAGCATGGATTCGATTTCTGCTTTGTTGACGGCTAATCCCTGTTTTACAAGGTTGTCCTTTTCCCGTATGGTTTCAATTTTGCGCCTGAAATACTTTTGGTTATACTCGCCTTTTACGTCTGCAACATATTCGGAATAAAACCAAAGATAGCCCGTTAAACGCTTGTATAGTTCCATCAGATAGTCGGGCATCGGGTTCTTAGCCTTGCCGTACTCGGTTACGATCTTGCTGATCTCTTGAGTTACTTTTGTGAAGTCCATTACCTGTTTTTGTATCTGTGCCACAAATTTATCATCGGCTCCTGCTTTTCTTCTTCGGTCAAGTCCAAGAGTTTGCAAATGTCCTCACGGCTGATCTCGACTACTAAACTATCTTCCCTTGCCGTGTTTACGATTTCGTACAGATCATCGAGTAAAGCCTTTATTGTCAGTTTCAGTTCACTATCGAAAATGTAGGTTTCCTTTACTTTGCGGCAAGAATAAAGAACGGTACAATGTTCCCGGTCAAAGCGTTCGGCAATCTTTCCAAACGAAAGCCCGGTAAACGTCCTTAAACAGTACATTAAGACTTGACGGGGTATCTTGACTATGTTATGGCGGTCTTTCGGGATCACTTGTGCAATCGTCAGCCCGTAGTGCCGTGACCAAATGTCAATTACCTGATCTTCGGATAGTCCGGGGCGAGTGTAGGGGTTCATGGTTTATCTCCCCATTGAGTTGCCATAGCTTTTGCGATACCCGGAAATGTTTTAGACCTTAATTTTGCCCTATCTTCGCTCGGAGGCATCTTCCAGATTCTATTTTCCCGGCCAGATACTATTTCGGTCGGTTGTAGTTTCGGAAGGTTTTTCAGCCACAGACAGGTTGCCTTAGTTTCTCCATGCCCAAACTGCCAAGGTTGAATAATCTGATCCGGTTTCCGATACTTGGTACTCATTATCCCTATTGGATTTTCAATAGCAATTTTCTCTATCGGGGCATTTACCAGCCATATAAAAAAATCAATGGCTCGCTGTTGTCGTCCGTCCTTTCTTTTTTGTTCAAAATATCTCGCTCCCGATACGGCAAGATGGGTGCATGGAGGAAAAGCTACCATTAAATCCCAATGATTCCATCGGATAACTCTTATTACATTATCCTGTATGTGCCACTCCGGGTGATCTCCTGAACATGGCAGAACATCACACGAATAAGCCTCGTGCCCAAGTTTGCGGAACTCAATACAGACCGCCTGACTTTCTTCGCAAGCTATCAGGACTTTCATAGTTTCCCGATCCCTTCATTAACCAATATGGCAAGACCCTTATTAATCAATCCGTCTTTACCGCCCAACTTTTCTGGCGTCATAGACTTCACCCTGCCATGGGTGTACCGCCAGAACAAAGCCTGGGAGATTTCTAATGCCCGGCAAAGTTCAGCCTGGGTCTTGTTTAGGTCGATCAGCTTCTTTTTAGTCTGATCTTCGATGGTTTTGTATTCGTTCATAAATTATCCTCCTTTAAAAAATCTTTGCAATGTATAAACTGATCGGGCATACCAACCGCTTCTTTGCTGACCGGAATAGAATTATCCCCACTCCAATGATCCTTACTACAATACCAATAATCGTAAGGATCATCACCACACTCAGCAACGGCATAAAACGAACCTGCTGGATGGAATTTCTGGTGTTTACATTTATCACATTTCATTATTAGTTTTTTATATAAGTTTATTCCTTCAAAATGCGTCTCTTTGGCTTCCTCCAAGATAGTTTTGATACTCTTCGGTTCCTTTTGGAAGGTCTGATTCATCGTAAAAATTTGTAAAATTTTGATTCGTCAATAGTTTGTAAAACCTCGGAGCTTGCCCGTTCCGGTCTTTTTCCTTCTGAATAGTGATCCTTCTGTCGTCCGGGTTTTTCATCTTCTCATCCCCGATCATTCCCGGCCTTGTGATGAAAAATACCTTATCGGCATCTTGTTCAATATCCCCGCTTTCCCGAAGGTCTGAAAGCCGATGATTTTCTGATCCCCGGCCTTCGCTGTCACGGTTTAACTGGCTTAAAAGTAAGATAGGAATATCGGCTTCCAATGCGAACGCCTTTAACGCCCTTGATACCTCACCAATAGCCTCAGCACGTTTTATCCGGGTGTTCATGTTCATTAGTCCTAAGTAATCAATTACTGCTAACTGGCAGTCTTTTAACAGTCTTATATTAGACCGGATGAAGTTTATATCAATCCCGCCCCGGTCAAACAAGTGAAGATTATACCCTGATATGACCCCGGCCCCGGCCTCGTAATCTCCAAAAGACCTAATAAGTCGTTTAGCCAGTTCGGTTGCTCGCATCTCCATTGAAAAATAAGCTACCTTAAATCCGGCTTCGCAAGCAACCCTAACAATCGAAAGAGCAAAAGCAGTCTTTCCCATCCCGGGCCGTCCGGCAAGAATAATCAGTTCACCTTTTCGTAAACCCCGACATTCAGTATTTAACTTTCCCGAAGGCGTAGGAATACCGATCATTCCTTCGGTCTTTTTCTCGGTCAAAAGTTCATTTAAGGCTTGCTCAAGGATTTCGACAATATTCCAATCCGTTCCGATCACTTGCTCCTCTTGTAGGGAAGTCAGTTTTTTGACCATCTCGGAAATTTTCTCACCCGGGTCCTCGGTTAATTGTACGTCTAATCCTGTCAGGCGATTAAATTGCTCACGGACATAATCAGTTTTTAGTTCCTGAACATAGGCTAAAATATTTATACCCGAAGCAATCCCGTTCGTCAAGGTAGAAATTTCGTGAGCCGTCCACCTACCATTAGGGCCGATCTTTTTATAGACCGTGACAATATCAATAGGCTCTGATTTCCGGTACATCTCCTGCATCAACTCAAACAAATAGCGGTTCTTCTCACTAAAGTATTCCGGCTTCAAGAGTGGAATAATCAGATCATGGATGCCATACTCTAACAAGATTAAGCCAAGTATTACTCGCTGTATCATGCAGTGTGTTTTTTTATGTAGTCGTCAACAGCCTGCTTGTCGAAGGATTCAGGTTTCATTTCATCGTTGAAATTTTTATCTCCAAGATAGGTTCGTGCCTTTTTCAAAAAATCCGGTTTATTAGTTTTCGCATAATCGGCTACTTTGTCTATTGCGAGTTGCCTCTCTTTTTTGGTTAGCTTGTTCCATTTTTTTATAGCGTCGTCTTTATCGGTTTTTGGTTTTTTGGTTTCCTTGTGATAGAGTTCCCAAAAGGTTTCAAAAAGCTCAAGTGTGTCTTTATCTTCATCCACATCTTTATCCTTATCTTTATCCTTAGCCCCATTTAAGGAGCTAATAAGCCCCTTATGTTTTTTTAATTCATTTAATACAGAAGCATGAACACGGTTCGCTTCATTCAGCTCACCATATTGGATTTCAATAAATTTTGGTATAAACCATTTACGACCATTATCAAATTCAACTATCCTTGTTTTCTCGTCATTAAAAAACTTTAAGGCATCTGTTTTATTAACAGCCATATCGTTCCCTAAATAAACCTGAGCAACCTCAAAGTCAACTATCCATATTCCTGAGTGGTCGCAGTCATGATATAAATAATCCCAAAGGAGCTTATAAGGCCCTTGTAAGCCCCTTATGAATGGGTCTTTGTACTTGTTTGTATCGGTAAATCTTTTAGCCATTGAGCAACCTCCTTTTATCATTAAAGGTTAAATTGCCTAAACAAAAACTGCCCGGATCTATTAAATTAAAACCGTACAAAAGTTCAAATTTTAACCCATCCAAAAAGTCAAACTCATAGGTATAAACATTTAAGTCTTCGTGAAAGTCTGCTAAGTAACAAAAATTACCGTTTTTCTGGATTGAGCTACCTATTAAAACCATCCTGACATGATACCCAAATCCTGTCGCCCTTGCTTGTTCATGAAGTTTTTCTTTCAATCCCGTATAATATCCAAGTATCTGCAAAAAGGCGTTTACATCAATTTGCCCTTTTTTTAGTTCATAAATTGTGTACTCAAATGCTTTTGGGCCAAAAAGATCTATTCCAAGCAAATCAATAACCCCATAGTTTCCGATATTAACTTGTCGTTTCAATATCGTACTGGTTGGGAACCCTCTCTCATCCATTTCTGAAAGCCTACCATTTAGATATGCCTCAAAAATCATGTCTTCTAAATTTTTTTCTAAAAATTCCATTGGGATAACCTCCATAAAATAACGTCACCGGATGGGGTAGGTAGGTTTTTCCACGACCTTGCTTGTCGCTTAGTGCAAGCCCCCCGATCCGATGACGAATTTATGTTTTTCATTAAGTGGAAATTTAACCTATCCCAAAGATAGGTAATTTTTCAATCCGTTGTTACAGCCTGTTAATAATTTCGCCTGATTTTATTCGTCTGATCTCATTTTCAAGTTCGGCTATTCTGCTCAACTTAATCCCTTCTTCATCCAAAATCATTTTTTCTCGATTCGGAATAAGATAGTCGTCAAGATATTTTTTGCAATCATCGAAGGTTTCCTGAAGCAACTCTTCGGTCACGTTAAATGGAATTTCGATGCAACTACGGTATAATTGAACTTCGATTTTACCAAACTTGATTGAGCAAACCGAATAATCATCAGCAAAATAAATAGAAATTTCCCCCTCTTTTGAATTAGGAACTCCTTTTAGATTTACACCAAACGATCCTCTGGCGCAATTCCAAACACCTGATTGACAAACTTTTCTTCCAAAGACTTCGTACTCTTTTGCGAGTACAATCAACTTTTCAATTTGTGTTTTCATAGTCTGTTAATAATTTTGTAGGCATACTCATTCCTGCCATAAATTCCGATCCGCTTGACGTTGGTTTTCTGAAGTTTAGCCTCTGTAATCAGGGTTGCATCACTGAAAAACTTTGCTTCTTCTGTTTCTCTGACAAAGGCAAAATACCCGTAGTCGTCTGTTGCCAGATTGGTTATTGACCTCCGTATCGAAGTTAGCGGAACCCGAAAATCAGGATAGAGTTTGTGGCATTCCGAAGCGGTCAGGTCTGGATGTTTGCGGAAGATTTCAAGTACAATTTCTTCCTGTGTTCGTGCCTTGACCTCAAAAAGTTTGGGGTCAGGTTCGTTGGTGGTATTGAAAAAAGAGTTCATTTTTTCAGTTTTTCAAGTTCATCTTTCAGTTCCTTTTCCGAATCTTCAGCCCGTTTTAAAGCCTTCGCAACAGAGTATAATGTATCTCGGATTAGTTTATTAACCCTTCCTTGTGATTCTACAAACTTCATAAAATCTTCGAATGTAACGTAGATTTTATTCATGGCTTTCGTCGTTTACTCCGGGAATAATCTCATAGGTCGAAACCAATAAAGAAGGCTGATATTCAGTAATGAATTTAGCCTTGTCCTCCTGTTGGCCCCAAAGGCTCGCAAATTCTTCGATCTGCGGAAGTTTCTCCGAAAGGCGTTCGATTTTCATGCCTTCGATTTCAGTCCACGCACTTGTTCCAAAGAACCGTTCGATGATTTTCACTTTCAGGGCTTTATCGGAAACCGATGTTCCAAGTTGAAGTTTCAGTAGTTCGTTTTGGATCTTCTCAAGGGCAATTTCCTTTTTCTTCCGGTTCTCCTGATAGCCATATTCTTCTTTTGGAGCCATGTTTGTCGTGTCGGATTCCTTGCTGATCTTCCCGGTCTGAAGCCCAAAGATCATATCAATAACAGGCTTAAAGGAATCGAAATCAGGGTTCTTAAAAGTCATGCCGTCAATCGTATTGGAACGGTCTTTCAGGATAAAAGCCTCACGCCAAACCGTTGCCTGACCTCCGACAATTTCCTGTTTCATTTCCATCCAAACATTAAGATCGGTTTCGTAAGGGGTTTCACCTTCGGTTTTCATCTTAACCCCGGACTGAACAAAGGATTTTTTCATCTTTCCATTTTCCTCGATCTCTTCCATTTCATAAGTGTGACCTCCACGTCCTGTAAAGACAACATTCCCAACGGTGTCAACAAAGGACTTTGAGAATTTTTCCCTCCAGGCCGGGATTACGTTACCCCAATCATTCAGGGTCATAAAGGCTTTTTTTCTCCGGTCGCCATTATAGCCAAATCCGTCAAGGTATTGATTAATGTACTGATACCAGACCTTCGTCAGGGAATCAATAAACAGGAACGAAATCTCCCCGTTATGAAGATACCGGAACGATTCAAGGATGTCGGCAAGCTCTTCGGTCTGCTTTACAATAACCCTCAATTTAGGGAGTTCCTTTTTGAAATACGGGATCAAAAACCTCGATCCCTTTTCATTGTCAATCATCAGCAGGGGTTTATCCTGCGACAGTTTCAGGTTTTTGTAACACCCAACAATGAACTTGCAGGAAGTAAGGGTTTTACCTGATCCCTGAAAACCTCCGAAAGACGCCTTAATAAAGTTGCCTTCGGAAACAATGTCAGTAGCAAATTGTTCTAATTTCATAAGTAGTATTTGATTTTGTTTTTAAGTTCTCTGATCTTCTTTTTCCCTTGCCTCAAAGCGACCCGACCCCAGGAATCCAAACGCCGAAGTCTTGAAAGCGGAAAACACAAGGCCGTTTTATACACATCCCGAATCTGGATCACAGCGTTTCCACCTCCGACCCGAAGGACGGTTCTGGTCAGTTTCGTTTTCGTGACCCGGACTTCATCGCCGTATTGGAAGGAGAAAATTCGCATATTAAAAGCCGTAGCCGTAGCCGTCGCCGTAGCCGTAGCCGTAGCCGTCGCCGTAGCCGTAGCCGTTGCCGTAGCCGTCGCCGTAGCCGTCGCCGTAGCCGTTGCCGTCGCCGTTGCCGTAGCCGTAGCCGTTGCCGTTGCCGTAGCCGTCGCCGTCGCCGTATGTGTTTTGGCTATTCTCGAAATTTCCAGCTATACGATTTTCCATTTTTCAGGATTTACGGTTATGGTATGTACGACGGTCAGCCAGTCAAATTCAACAATCCCCTCGCACTTGTCGAGTTTGGTTGATTCGGTTGCACCGTTCACTAATTCGGGAAGTCCTTTTGTGGTTCCCCATGACCGGATATTAAAGGCATTGGTCAGTTTACAGTCATTTCCGTTTCGGGAAAAACGACCGATATAGACCCATCCACGCTGAAGGACAACGATTTTTATGTCGCCTTCATAATTCTTTGCTTCTGATCCCTTTGGCACATAAGTTGTGCCGTCGATTACGATTTCCTGAACTTTTACTTTTTCCATTGTGTTAATTTTTAGTTACCTCAAATGTAGAATTTAATTTTGAATCCTGCAACAATTTAACCTTAAATCTTTTCTGATACTCGAAAGTTTTGTAAATCGTGAATCCCATCACAGGAAAATTCAGAGCCGGGTTTAGCCACTTTTAAGTGTTGACAGGTAGGTAGTATTGCTTCTGCCACCAGGTCGGATGGTCAACTCCCTCGTACCAGTTCCGGCAGCCCCAAAAACTGAACAGGGATCTTATGAATCGGAAATACTTATTCATCTTTTTTCTTTTTATCGTACTTTTTATACTCTTTCCTCAGTAGGTGTTCTATCGTTGCCCCGACCAGGATCATCACAAAGGCAAGCAGAACATAATAAGCGTCGCCGGAGCATTCCCAGTTCATAGCGCAATCAAGGTTAAAATAATCAGGATCACAACACACACTCCGACAACACCGACAGACGGGCTTCTTTTCTCGTCCTTTCGTTGGTAGTAGTCGTCAGCGAGTTGCCTCAATTCGAGGGCTTCCCTGTATTTCCCGTAACTCTTTTTGGTATTCATGGTAGTTTACTATTGCTTTTGTGATAACATAGATGCAACAGATGGCAAGGAAAATAAGGAATCCCTTAGTCCACGTCATTTTCGTATTCTTCGTTGTAGTCTTCATCATGTTCGAGTGCTTCAATTTCTTCATCGGTCAAGTCGTCAAAAGCGCAATCGGGATCATCCCCGAAAAGCATAGAGTTAAGTCCGGGTTCCATAGGTTTTGGGTTAAAGTATTCTCCTAACGTCTTAAATACATCAATGATCGGCTGGATGTCCTCACCTTCTTGATGATTGGTTTCCTCTGTCATTGCCTTTAGTTTTAGATATGGCAGGTTTTATCCGGTGATATTACGGTATAGTGGGAAATTAAAAATAGACTGAATCCAGTTTTAACTTCCAAGTGCAGTTTTGCATCCCGATCCGGTACGGGTCTGGTAATGGCATAAGTCACCCATTCGGGTATCACCGACCAAATTGTCAACCTGTAAGACATTGTTTGGATTTTTCGCCACCAGAACATCACACACACCTTCGCTTTTTTTACTCCGGTAGCTGATTTTGAACCGGATTCTGGCCGGTTGTCTTTTGATAGTCCTGTGACGGGCACTTGAACAGGATAATGCGCCCAAAACAAGGGCGTTAGCACATGGTTCACTTCCGAGAAGAGAATCACCGCCGCATGAGTGGGCGCAAATATCCGTTTCAATTTTATAAACCATGTGCTACCCCAAAGGTAAGAAATGGTTTTAATATACGCAAGTAGTTGACGAATCTTTTTCATTGATCCAGTTCATTATTTCTGTTTGACGTTCCGGGGTCTGCTTGTCGAAGTACAACCGTTTGTAAAGTTTGTCCGCAACGTGGGTAAAGTAGGAAAAGACCCCGAACCAGAACACAAACCATAGTATTATTAGTGCTTTCATTTTGTTTTTAGTCAAACAAATGTAATTTAACTTTAAATCATAACCAAATGTTTTGGCAAGTTTTTTCAAAGAAAGTTGTAAGTGGCTGAAAATTAGGGAGAAAAAAACCCGGATCAGTTTTCCAATCCGGGTTGTGTGTTAAATCTCCGGGGTGTCCCGGCTTGATGTTCCACCGATTAGCGTTTCAATCACGTCTGACTGGCGTCTTTATCGGTTGCCTCTGATCTGCGAGGACTTGTTTTTTTAGGTGCGCATAGCAAATCTTTTAAGTTTAACTACAAAAGTGACCACTAAGGTAAAACAAGTTTTTGAAACCATCAAAAAAAAGAAGGGCGAGTTTCCCCGCCCCCTTTTCACCCTCACTAATCACCACTATTCAGTTGTCGGAATAGGCGTGAAGTAAAGGTCTGCTTCGGCTTTTCTTCGCCTGACCAATCCAGTAAGAATCATTCCCCCGGCATGAACCCACCGATCAAATTCCTTTCTGATGGTCGGATCATCCGGGTTCAGGTTGATCTTTTTCAGCAAGGTTGACCGCTTTAAAGAACCCGATCCAAGATTATAGCAGAATGAAACCAAACTATCGAACTGGTTTTGATTGACCTTTTTAACCATCTTTTCAATCTCTCGTTCAATAGGGATCAATTCAGCCATAAGCAAGGTTTCGGCCTCTTCTCTGTTGATAACAGCCGTTAAAAGGTATTCCTCTTCCTTTGTGTCTATGAGTGTCCCAAAACCGATGGTAGGCAGTCCTACGGGGTCAAGGTACATGGTAGGGGAAAACCCCTCAAACTCTTCGATCAGGCCGATGCCCCGGTCACTTGTTTTCACTCTTAGGCGGCTTTGGGTCTTTTGTAAACAACCCAACGATCAGCATAACGAAAGCGACTACCGCCCCAAAGATGGTAGTGAAATCACCGCCAGGAATAGCTGCTGCAATCGTGTCCCAAGCATCTCTTAATACTTCTTTTTCTTCAGCACCGATTACCCCGAAGATAACCAATGCAGCCAGGATGAACCCTATAATCGAAGTCAGGGTCGTCCAGATGTGTTCCTTGTCAAACATTTTTTTCATTGTGTTTTGTATTTGTGATTATTAAGGTGAAGTTTTTGCTACTGTAAGTTTACTGCCAAGTTTTGCCGTACCAACAATAACAGCCCAACCGATAGAGGCTATCTTTTTATAGGGTTCCGGCACAAATAATTGTACGGCTATTTCCCCGGCCGGACCGCCAACCACTACAAACCAGTTAGCCAATTTTCTCCAAAATGGATGGTCGGGTTTAGCAATCCTGGCTTTTACGCTATCCGTTACGGACTGAATTTTCTGATATGTTGTCATTTGATTAAATGTGTTATTAGTAACGTAGCCAATCCTCCGGTAAGCAAAGAATACAAGGTTAGATAAATCCAGTTCTTTGAGGAGATATTTTCCAGTTTTCGAAGCCTATCTTCCCGCTTGCCATGAACCTCTTTTTCCAACTGTTCCAGATCCAAGCGATCTGCTTTGTTTTGTTCAAGGTCTGCAATCCGCTTAGTCGTGCCGTCTTTAATGTCCTTAATGTCATCCTTCAACCCCTCCATCCTTGTTTTGAGTTCAATCAACAGGTCATGATCGTCTGCGCTCTTTAGATGTAAGACTTTAACTGATGTAGCAGCGGCATCCGCTACTACTTTATGAGCTTCTTCGGCGGCATCCGCTATTTTTTTAGCAGCAACACTCGAAGCATCCGCAATCACCTTCACCGCCTGTTGTGCGGCTTCGTCAAGTTCGTGGCGTGGGTTTTTGGTTGGCATTTTTTAATTCTTTTTTATCGTTATTATTAAATCTCGTTTTGCAACCGCTACCCCTCTTTTCCCAACATAGGAAGGCGTCAACCAACCTGTCGGAATGCTCTCGCTGGCCTGAAAGAATAACACCCCGTTGACATACCACCGCATTGGGTCAGATTCCATTTTAAGGGTTACGGGTACTCCCGGCTCTAATTGAAAGCTGACGTCCTCAAACTGCCTTAAAATGCCATCCTTGTAATACCTGGGGCTGATCCAACCGCCGTCATTCAAAGAGAAATTCATGCCGTTTCGATGGTAGTTGAAATTTCCGATGGCGGGTAACTTGATTCCGAAATGTTCCGGTTCAGTCAGAAAGTCGCCGAAAATACTTTCGTCTGCCACAAGGGTAAAAGAATAGTTCTTTCGCCAATACGGGAGTATCGGGCAAAGAGTAAAGTTATTATGTCCTTTTTTGCAGATCATTTCATTCCCCGATAAAGTGCGGTTATTTCTTCAGGAAGTAAAACCCTGTTATAGATTCGTGGGTCTTGGATAACCCCGTTAAATATGTAAGTCGTTGGTGATGCCAATCGTATTCCAAGTGTTAAATGGGCCGAAGTATTACCAAAAGTTGAAAATCCGCTACCCGTCGGAGTAGCTGTTGTAGTAAGTGCAACACCATTTCTGTAACAAGTCCCAACTCCATTGTTATACACAAAGGCTACATTGTACCATGTATTTGTACTTATTTGTGTAGTAGCACTCAAATAACTTGTACTATTTGTATTACTTCCAGAATCAAATAAAATAACCGAAATCGCTCCAGATGAAGATATACTGAATAGATACTCAGCAGTAGATGCCCCTGTATTTTTACTTAAAATAGTGTTAATTTGTCCTTTATTGACATTGATCCAAGCTGAAAAGGTAAATCCGTTATTCGGAAGCGTAAAACTACTCCGGTCTTCATAATCTGTTTTATCATTTACCCCGTCAAAATAAGTTGCACTCAAATCACTATTCACAGGTGTTATCAGAGTTGCTCCTGATACCGTTCCTGATACGGAATGATCCCGGTCAAGCCAGATCGTGCTGTACATACCGGATGGGTCGAGAAGTAAAGTCGTTCCGATCCAAATGGCTGTACCGTCACCTGTTCCTACTCCCGTTGCGGTAAATTCAGTTCCTGCATTGCTATTGACTGCCCCGATCAAAGTAAAGTTTGTTGTCCCCGGCACAAGAATCCGGTATTTTTTACCCACTACAAACGACCCGGCTGTTATGGCTGCATTTGTTGCTCCCCTGCACACATAGGGCATCACAAACGTATTATTCTGAATGGCTGTGGAATAACTTAGGGCTTCTGTGGAGGATAAGGCACGGTTGAAGAGATAACAGTTAGAAACGTTACCTGAAAAGGTTGCTGACCCTGCTGTGGCATCTGCGATCCGTAAAACTCCGGCATTAGAAAGGGTAAGGGCAGCCGTTGAAATAGCAATCGTTTCCGATGAGGTTCCATTGACATAAAGAACGGCATTCCCCGTCCGGGTGCAAGTCACCATAGCCACAATGGAAGTTCCTGCGGTTAAAACATTCGTTCCGATAATCGCACTAACATCGGTCGTACCATCGTCAAGACGCAAATACAGATCGTTGGTCGTTTGATAAAGCCCGTACCCAATTCCGGAGGCTTCTTTGTTTAATAGGTATTTTCCGGTTTCAGTTACATTGGCCGGGGTAAACTTGATCGCCATTGTAAAATCGGCTGTTCCTACGTCCAGTCTATCTGCATCGGCAAACTCAAAGTAATCGGTGCTGTTGGTTTCATACCACCGTCTCCCTTCTCTATTTCTCCCAACAACCGGGTAAGCCCCAGTAACCGTGCCTTTAGTCAAGGAAGATAGATCAAGTTGATAGGCGTTCTGTGCCCGTAAAAGACTTCCATTTGTCCATGTGGTAGGAGTTGTACCCGTTGCTACGAATACCGCCCCTGAAGCATTGGCTGCCGCTCCAATATCAGCTACGTTGGTAAACACATCACCCGCTACAAAATGACCTACTTTATAGACCGTTCCAACAACCAATGATCCACTTATCAAAGCTGCTCCGGGTAGTGAGTTCCATTCGTCCAACGGGGCATGAAAGACTAGGTCGTTATGATCGTTCAGGATCGAGTTCTGCTGACCAAAGGAGGCCAGAGAAAAGAGTATGGCGAGAAGGGAAAGTGTGCGTTTCATATCTTAAAGTGTTATTATTCGGTAAGAAACATAGATATTAATAACTCCGGTACTTCCTCCTGTTACATCGGTTTCGCTTCGTAATAAAATTTGGGTATTTTCCAGAATTGTATTACTGTCCGTATAGGTAAATGCTAAAGGAGAAAAAGATGTCATCTGATCATGGGCCGGGTCGTCAATCCATAACATTTCCAAATCAAACTGAGGATAAGTACACCCCTTTGTGTTTAAATACAAACTAATTGCCTCACTAAATGCTGTTCCAGAGGCGTCCCATGATGCAGTTGCACATACTATTTGAACGGCATATCCAGCACCGGGAGCGGGAATTATTTGAATCGGTCGGCTGTAAAGGATTCTTATACTATCAGCAGTTATTGTTTTCTTTATCGCCAAAACAGTTTCAATCGGAGTACCGTTTATCTGATAGGTTTTCCCTGATGGAATATTTACCCCTGTCGCATTGGTGTTGAAAAGATTGGTTCCTCCTATGTCGGTAAAGTAATGATAGTTCGATGAGGCTATATTTAAGGTCGTGGCGTTCCAAAATATCTTACTGTCCGATGCCCCTGCCGTTCCGAAAGCAGCAACTTTATTATCGTCAAAAATCATATTAGTACCATCCCATGTAAGACCCGAAGTACCCCCGAATGATCCGGCATTGTTATATTGTAATTGAGTAGATGATCCACCGGGAGGCGTTGTACCCGTCCCGGCAGCCCATGACATTGTTCCATCTACATTTTTAAGGTAATAATCTCCTGAAGTAGAAGAAAGTGCTGAAATTGTATTAGCAGATTGAGCCACGAAAACCGATCCGGCTGCAACGCTTGTTAATCCTGTACCTCCTTTATTATAGGGAACCGTACCGAGTTCGTGAGTATGAGTAGTGGCAGAAGGGAATCCGTTTGTTGAGGTTCCTGTAACCGATGAGGGTGTTCCAAGCGTTACCGTTCCGGTTGTGGTAATAGTCGTAAAGTTCATCCCATTTCCGGCAGTAACCGAGGTTACGCTACCCCCACCACCGCCCGAAGCGGTCAGGTCGTAAACCGTACCATCGGAATTTTTGTAATAAAGTTTTTTGTCATTTAAGCCATACAAACTACCATACCCGGCTGGCGGTGAAAGTGGAGCACCTGTTCTTTCTTGAAAATCTAACTGAGCATTCTCATAACCGGAAGCATTATAAATAGTTGTATAACCATTTATAGATATTCCGGTTGAGGTTGTGGATAGTCTTACATTTCCTGTTCCGGCATATAATTCTACCCCTCCAAGATATTTTAACCTCATGCTCGTCGTTCCACCATAACTATTAAAATAGGTATAACCATATTCATACAAGTTTTCAAAATAAGTATCATTGCCAGAGGAATAAATCTTATATCGAAGAGCATTACTGGCATTATAAGTCAAAAGGGATTTTCCACCTAATATTTTTAAACTGTCAGCCATTGATACCTTTCCTGAAAAGGTCGCCCCAGTTAATCGGGCAAACAATCCAAGAGTATCAGTTAATCCAATATCAGAGTACAACTCCGCCCCAGTACGATATTTTACTGTATCGGTATCAAGTGCCAGAAACTTATCTAAGTCAGTTGTAGCGTGAGATATGGTTCCTAAATTGTTTAATGTAGTACTGGCAAACCCGTTGCTTAAACTTAATTTTGACCCGTCTGGCCTTTTGAAATATAATTCATCATCTGTTGATAGCATATACAAAAAACCGATCCCGGCTGACGGTGCTGGCTCTGTTGCCTGTGGAAACTCGTGAAGATCAGCTTCGACAAAAACAAAAGTTCCTTTCGATCCATAAATATCTGCCCACCGATAAGAGGGTGCTCCCAAATCATAGGTTATATCTGCCTTTGGAATAATGTCTGTTGTTATGTCGTCTTTGGTAGCAATAGTTGATGTTGTGTCTGCAAAATGTAATACCTTAGAAGAATCAGCGGCCCAAACAGGATCGGTTTCGGTTCTCAAAAATGACAATGTATCGAGATCATATTTTGTGGCAATCAAGTCGGTTGTATCAGCCCAATGAAGCCAATTTGCAGAATCAGCTTCAAGATCGTTTAACCGACCATCAAAGACCGCTACCGAATCCCATGCAGTTTGATAGTGAGTTGTATCATCCTCAATATGAGTTAGCCTTAGTTTTGTACTGTCAATCTTCAAGTTAGTGGTATCTCTCAATCCTTCTACATCAGTTAGTTTTGCATACCCAGCAATCGAATCCGCTATAATCGTTCCGTTAAAATCAAGTGTCCGGCCTGAAATTCCCTGTGCGCCATCGGCAATACCAAATAATCGTAACAAATATTCTCCGGAAAGAACATAATTGACACCTAAAGTATCTCCGTATAAAGCATTGACGTTGGGAATGTTGACAATATTATATCGAGAATCGGGAAGTGTGCGTAACGCTGAAAGATTAGCAGGATATAGAGCTGATACCGTACTATCGGCATCTTTTTCCCAGATACCTTCAGTCTCAAGGGTCTTACCCTCCAATGCCACAATCCGGTCTGAATGATCCCCGGTTGTATCCCGGACAATATTCAGACTGTCGGTTAATTGGGTCGGAGTAATGAAAGTCGTTAGTGAATCGTGAAAGTGAACCCAATTTGCACTATCTGCCTCCAAAGCATTTAACCGGGTATAGTGATCATTAGTTGTATCTCTGACTATGTTCAGGGAATCGGTTAATTGCGAGGGTGATATGAAAGTTATCAAACTATCAGCAAAATGAACCCAATTAATAGAATCAGCCTCAAGTGCGTTTAGTCTGATAGCATGGGCATCTGTTGTATCAATCTCCAATAAAAGAGAATCGGTATGCCAATCCAACCTACGGTGAAAGATAGCCACACTATCCCAGGCCGTTTGGTAATGCGTAGTATCATTTTCGATAGCCGGAAGCCGTGTATTAAGAATTGTTTTTAGACTATCTGTATGATTGTCGAATCGGGTGTGAAATATTGCAACAGAATCCCATGCTGTTTGGTAATGGGTAGTGTCGTTCTCAATGGCAATCAGTCGAGTATTATGTGCGGAAATTGTATCTTCCGCTTTCACAAATGAAGTAAACAAAGAAAGGTCTATTGAATCCGTTCCGCCTGTCAACATCAGGGTATCACCTGATAAAGACAAGTCGAGTTGAACGTCACCAATCAGCGAGTTTACCGAGGTAACTATCTGGGAAGGGTTGACGGCTTCCCAGACAGAGCCGTTATGAATAGCCGTTCCCCCGGTTTGAAAAGTCACGTTACCTGAACCGAGGTCTTGTGTTCCGCCCGTAGAAACAATGTAGAAATCACCGTTTGATCCAGTTGCATCTGAAATGGTTGGGGTGTTGGTATTTGCGTTCCAGACCCCTTTATACGAACTGGTCTGCATCTGCCAGGTTCCATACCCGTTAGCATCCGTTTTCAGAATGTACCCGTTGCTGGCCCCAGTCGCCATACGGAAAGTCTTGATAATCAGGCTATCATTGACGATCATGTAGTCCGATTCTATGCTATCCGTAGCGTGAACATCGGTAGCGTGTAACCGTCCGGAAATGGTCTGATCCTTCAGAAAGTTATTATCCCTATTACGGTAAGCGATAGAATCTAACGTGCCTGTTTTATTGATATCAACACCATTTAAAAGATATTTCGTAACAGCATTAATACTATCTCCTTGCACTTGTCCGGTCGCTCGTAAACTGGAAACCAAAATAGAATCCGCTTCCAGTTTGCCCTTGGCCTTGATACCGTAGTAAGATATGCCTCTTGCACCGTCTGAAACTCCGTACACACTAAAGACCCTATTGCCTGATATGACCTGACTAATTTCAAGCGTATCACCATTAGCAGCGTTTACATTTGGAAGATTGGCCGTCACATATCGGGCATCAGGTAGTAACTCAAATGCGGAAATATGAAACTGCGAAAAGTCGTTTTTGACTTCGACATAATCAATCCATTCTGTAAGACTTGAAAGTGAGGCGGTTCCCGACAATCCTGTTAGTGCCTGATACAACTTGGTACGCTGAATGTCATAAATCAGCGTACCTTGCTGAATCGGTGAAACGAATGTAGTTGACGAGTTCGGTACTCGCTTGATATAAGCAGGTGAGGTTTGGGAATAGACCCAAATCGGAATAAACAGAAGTAGGACAAGAAGGTATCGCTTCATTATTTCATATAACTAACCGAAATCACATCATACTTATAGATCGGGATATTCAGTTGAACAAACTTGTTAACTAATGCCGGAGCCATAACGGTATATTGCCCTGCTGCAACGTGGCGAAGTTCAACCCCGTTGACACTAACCGTAAAAGCGGTACTATCCTTGCAAACATTAGCAATCTGAACCGTATAATAACCACTCCCAGTAACAGTAATGGAATCTCCAACCGCTTCAAAGGTTTCCCCGATATACGCACCTGATCCGGTCGCAATGCCGTCTAACTTTGTCTTATCGGCTGCCGTTAAAACACCCGCATAGGAGGTCGTGGCTGCACCAATTTGCAATGCCTGATAACTCGCTTTTGTTGAATCAATAGCGATAGCGTAATTCACCGCTCCCCGTGTTCCAGAGTTTTGAACCGTTGTCCGGACAAACTCAATTTCAGCAGCCGCCCAAGCCGTATTAATGGTTCTTGTAGAAGCCACACCAGCAGCTTTTACATTCCAATCTGTCGAATCTGCTACGCAAAAGATCTTCGTTCCAGAAGGAAGATTCACATCAAACGTAGAGGTTCGAGTAGGAACCCGGACAATTTTGCCCGGAGTAGCCTGCGAATACCCTACAAGGGCAACGGCAAGCATGATCGAAAGAATAACTAACTTTTTCATTTTCAATTTAATTTGTGATTATTACTGTATCATATTTTCGTGTATCTAAAGCCAATGTTAAAGTAGTTGTACCTTCTCCTGACCATAACGAGGTCGGGATGATCCAACCGTTGTAAAAAACTTTTGCTGTTGCATGAATTGGGAAAGAAACCGTAAAATCATTTTCTGAATCTGCCTCAAGTTCCCGTTCCCAAAGTGTTCCGGTTTCAAGGGCAACAATCGAAGAGGCCAGAGAAATATCCACCGAAGCCCCTCCGGTCAGAGAAAGAGTATCGGCATCCAGACTTAAATCGAGTTGAACATCCCCTATCAAAGAGTTGACTGAAGTAACAATTTGTGACGGGTTAATAGCCTCCCAAACCGTACCGGAATAAATTGCCGTACCTCCGGTTAGAAAGATCACATCACCCGATCCTAAATCAATGGTATCGCCAACACTCACCAAATAGAAGTCCCCGGCTGATCCTGTTCCATCAATAAGTGTCGGGGTATTTGTATGGGCATCCCAAGTGCCTTTGTAAGCGTTCGTTATAGCCTCCCAACTCCCGTTTCCGTCTGCATCACACTTTAAGACATACCCGTTTGACGGCGTAGTGGAAAGTTGAAAATGAGCCGTCTTGACAGAATCCGAAGCAAAAAAGCTGGCTGCTGAAATACTGTCAGTCGCATGAACATCGGTTGCATATAGTCTCCCGGTAATCGTTTGATCTACCGTGAAATTGTTGTCCTGATCTATATAAGCTATCGTATCAAGCGTACCCGTTACCCGAATGTCAACACCATTTAAAAGGTATTTCGTTACGGCATTGATGCTGTCCCCCTGAACTTGTCCGGTTGCCCGTAGTCGGGAGGTTACAATCGAATCAGCCTCTAATTTGCCTTTGGCCTTGATGCCATAGTATTGTATTCCTCCTGCTCCGTCCGCCACTCCATATACACCAAATACCCGACTACCAGAAATAACCTGACTGATCTCAAGGGTATCTCCGTAAGTTGCCCGGACATTGGGAATACTGGCAATTGTGTATCGGGAATCAGGAAGTAATCGTAAGGCAGAAAGGTTGACTGGGTAATAAGACGAAGTAGTTGAATCCGCATCTTTGACCCAAATCTGTTCAGCAGTAATGTAGGGTATAAGACTTTCTATTTTATCCCGTATTGCATTAGAAGTCGGAACCCGCATACTGTTATTCCAGGTTGTAGCCGAATAAGCCCGATCTGCAACAGTTAAAGAATCCGTGACTACTGCGTTTCCTGTCGATTTTAAATAGCCTGACTGAATAGAATCGGTATTCGATATTTTGAAAGCCCCGGCATTCCAATCTCCGGTAAGTTGGCGAGTTCCGTCACGAAGGACATAATTGCCGACCGAATCCCCTAATTGGGTAGGGGTGACAAAACGAATCAAAGAATCCAGACCCCGCATGATCTGACTGTAAGCAGAACTATCCCGGATTTCGACATAGTGGTTGAAATCATAAATCTTTGCTCCGGTCGTGGGTGCAGCAGGACGGGTCGTTTGCTTCGGAAGATTGAGCGTATTGGTTGTAATCGGGGTTTGCCCGTAAAGGGCAGAACCAATTAAAAATAATATTAACAGTAATTTTCTCATAGGTCACTTTCACAACTATTATCCCCGTACATAGAAAAATCAATCCTGAATCCGCTTCGTTTTCGCATCAACATCGAATTTTCATGATAATCGAAAGCGGTAAATTCTGCAAACGGGTCTTTCATTTCCACATAAAGACCGAAACATTCATTCTCTCTTAGTTTAATAACACAGTCATTAACTAAGGACATTGTAAAGTCGTTATTATTCGTTTGGATCTTGTCAAGGCGACACCATATATATAAAGAGAAATTATAGGTGTTCAGATATCCGGGTTCCCCAATCTGAAAACCGTTATTGGTAAAGAACGAAAATGCCTTTACATCAGTATCAGGATAAAGAGGGTAGTATTCACTTGTGCCATCTTCAGCATAGACATATGGATAAGTCTTGTCTTCGTCATTAATGCCTGTTTCAGCGATAGGATAAACATATTCAATCCAAGCCAATGTAAGCAAATCACTCGCTAACGTCTGAATGACGGCATCCGCAAGGACAGGATTCGTTAAAAAGGGTACTGTTTTCATGTTATCGGATCAGAACAGGTTGTTTTTACAATAGGCGTATCTCTAAACTCACAAGTCACTTTTGAAAGTCCTTTGGATTCAATCCATTCAGAAGTAAAATTGAAGTCGTAAATACTCCCGGTTTCACTTTCAGGTATCCCGTAGTGAGTAGTTAAAGTAACGTAATCATGAAGTCCGATTAAGGAAACAGCATCAACAATATATTCAGGTGCATAAAACCACATCTTAAAGAGTTTTACCCTGCGCTGAAAAGTCAATAATTGGTTTCCTTCCCCGTCTTCTGTGGCTTCTTCTTCGATTAAGTATTCAGGTTTGGCAAGCGTAGTTTCAACGATTAATTTATTTTTAAACTGTGTACTCGGATTCGTATAGTCTATTCCTCCTAAGTCATATTTGTTGTAATATTCTAAGACTGTATAATCGGTAATATCCCCTACCGAAAAGACCTCTGAATAGAAATGATCCGATCCTGCCGTTACGTCCAAATAATAATCTGCCTCTGTCATGGCAGTTATCGCTACCGAGGCATCATGGATAAGATAAGCCGAAGCCGAAAACTGAACAAAGTAAATCGTAGGACTGATGACTGCGCTTACTTCGGTCGAAGCGTTCACTAAGTTTACTGTTCCGCTTGTAACCCCTAAATCCACTACGATCTGAAACGGAGGCAAATGCGTTGTATCGGTCAATAACTGAAATTTCGAGGTATTGACATGGTCTTTATAGCGGTTCTGTTTCTCTACCGCAGTATAGAATCTCAAAGGGATATGTAAAGTATCGTCAAACATGATTCAAAGTTAGTCAATCCTAAAAGGTGTAAAATAGGGGTTCATCGTAGTTTTATTGCTATATAAACAAAGGTTACAATCAGATCACAGGTAAACTTAAAGCTCGCCAATCCTTTATCTGTCGGATAAATCGGTACATACCCATAATCGACTCCAGCCCAACCCCAGATAGGTAAAATGTCGTAATTCGTTCCGGCGGGCCACGCCTCCTGAAAAGTTACGGTAGATTCTCCGGTTGCAACATTGGTAAAAGTATAGGCACGATAAATAGTGTCAGGAAGGATGCTCGAAAGCAGTAACCGTTCGGCTTCGGTATTCCCACTTTTGTCAAGCGGAATATACTTTCCAGTAGTCGCTATCGCATCACTTAATTGATAGATTCGTTTATTAGCCATACCAAATCAATGTTCCTCCGTTGTGTATCAATTCATTAAATCCGTTTATCAAAATATAATAAGTTTCCCCCACAGGGTAATTACTGGCCTTTATGTCAAGGTAAAAAAAAACCGTCTTTACAGACCCGTCTATCAATCGGTATTCTGCCGCTCGGACTTCGCCTTCACCTAATTCGGTTATCTTATAGGCCATCGGGTCAAACGTACCACAACATTCAGGATAAGTAATTTCTTCTTGCTTAATTAATCTTTTATAGGAAAGGAACACAATATCGCTTCCGTTCATGTTTCCTTTTGAAATCACCCTTCCGTGCCGATGATAATTATAATGAAGGTTAGCCCATGACAAATGATTATTCGGAAGTACAACCCCACTTAAAAGTCCCACTTCGTTAACAATAATGTCACTTGCAACCGTCACGATAGCCCACCCTTCGTTTGAAATGTCCGAAGAGTTGTTATACATATATTTCGCATCCGTAGTGACCGGAATCGAAAAGGACTTGATATTGTCCTTATAGCGGTTAAATGTGGCAATATTGTTATAGATAATATCTCTACCAAAGAAGTCAATACTATTGGCTTCAGCCCACTCGAAATGTTCCCTTGTCGGCATATCTTCAATCTGATACGCCCATTTATTCTTTTTGTTAATCCATTTTCCACCGTCCAATAACGTAAGGTCGGTGTCCGAAGCGGCTGTATTCTCAAAGTAAGACCAATGCTCGATTCTGAATTTATCGTCATCGTCAATAAACCAATCAATATTGAACATCGTTTTTAAAATGTCCATCAAATCATTAAAAGTAACTTTCCAATTTGTTGCCCTATCAGAAGTCAATCGAATGTCTGACTTTTGATAAACAACCATTCCGTTCAAAGGGTTCGGGTCAACTAAGGTGACGTAATTCTTTGTGCCGATAGGAATATCCGTGTTTCCTGTGGGATATTCGTCATTTTCTAAAAAGGTCGAAACATAGTCTAACCCTCCGATAGTGTTAACAAGATAACTGATTGCGTCACTTAATAAAATCCCCCGGCTGTTTCCGAAATCAAATAACTGATCTAAGACCCGTTCCCAGGTATAAACATTTCCACCCGAACAAGCCGTTGTATCGGTTAAAGCATAACCCGTCCAAAGATCAGGATAAGAATAGGGATAGGTATAGTTTCCTTGCGGATCGTGAAATTCCTGCCATTGTGTCGGGTCTAAAGACGTACAAGAACTATACGCATACTCTGTAATGTCTGTAAAATTGATCTGTGTCTGAACGGTAGGGTTTAAGTTGTAAAGATTATATTCGTGATCGCCCAATTCTTCCAAAAGTCGGTACACATCATCAGGACTTGCCGTAACCGTAAAAAGACCTCTGTCTGAATCCCAATTTCCATCTACGATAGAAAAATATCCTTCCCACCAATCAGAAGAAGAAGTTACACAAGTTTGCTCGATCCGTATTTTTACCTCAAGTGAAGTGTCAATAATATCAGCCAACATAGAATAATCGTTCTGAAGTTGGTTGTTTAAGAAGGTTAGGTCGCCTTTTAACTTTTTTCTATACTTATGATCCCAAATGTCGTATTCAATCGCCATATCCCTTGAAACACCGGGATAAACCTGAATCCAACGATCTACATGACCGCTTGCGATTTCTTCGGGTGTAGCGTAACTCCCAAAGAGTAAACTATCCGATCCCGTAGTAAAATAATCATAGACAAGTTGTGGTGCAAGGTTAAATTGATACCATTGTGAAACAGTAAATCCGGGTTCGATATAGAATTTATACTTTGGCATGAATAACCCTCCTTCTGTTACCGATTTCTTCTACCCTGTAACCATTAAAGTAGGTTACTTTCTTTTGATTGAAATGTTTACCTAACATTCGTGCGGTATTTGTGTCGTCTAAAGAAACCGATAAGTCCTGATTCAAAGCCCTATACACATCGGACATATCGTCATTATTAATTGCTTGAACCAAGTCTTTATTTTTAGCATAAGCCGAAGCCCTTACGACAAATTCACCCCCTTCGGCTTCGACAGGGACACCACCTTGTGAATGTTTCTTCCCTTCGATTTCACCACCTTCGCCATATTTAGTCAGTTCTTTGGCTTTAACTTGTGCAGCAGCGAACGTACCCCACATAGCCGCTATTTCAGCGATAGCAAGTATCTGACCCACAACGGGCATAGCCGAATAGTTCTTTAGAATATTAGCAGTTGCTGATATTAAGCTAACGGCCTGTGCCATTGCTTCTAATTGCTGTTGTTTTTCTACCGCTTCTTCTTGTAGTTTAAGAGCCTCGGCTTGTCTTTTTTTGGCATCGGCTAATTCTTTTTCTTTTAGAGTGACATTACTGGCATATCCGGCCTGCATTTTTTGAAGTTCGATTTCAAGGTCACGCTGAAGCTGATCGACAACCCGTTCGGAGTTTTCTACTCTAAGATCAGCCATTTCCTTTTCCTTATCGGCCAACCCTTGTATTTGATCTGAAATGAAAGTAAACCCTCTTTTCAGGGCACTCATTTGTTCAGAAGTAAGATCGGTTATGCCTAAATTATCCCAAAAAGTAGGAGACTTTGGTTGATCTTCGTCTTTAGGAACGAATCGTTTTTCTAAATCAGCACCCTCTATTTTCCTCTTCCATTCAACAATAAATTTATCTAAAAGTTTAAGTCTTTCATCACTTGTTAATTTCTGATTCTTAATAGATTCATAAAAGTTTTTTTGTTCTGTTAATGGAAGGTCTCGTAATTTTAAATATTCTTCAGAAACAGATGCAACATAGTCTTTCGCATTTAATTTCTGTATGACAACATTCCCGCTTTCATCAAGAACAATTCCTTTATATATGTCATAGTATTTTTCAATAATTTTAATCCGATCCTTCCACATTTTTTCTTCAATGATTCCAGATTCAATCCCATATTCCCTTGCTTTATCAAGAAGTTCAGAATAATGGAGTTCATGGGTAGCTAACTCTTTATCAAACCCATCTTCCATTATATCAATCTTGAATTTCGCTATTTTATTTTCATATTCTTTTACGATTTTATATTTTGCATCAGCGATTTTTTGTGTCCAGTTAATGTCCTTAATACCAACCTCTTCTGCTAAATCCTGTAATTTAAGATAATGAAGATCAATAATTGCAAATTCCTTTTCCAATCCATCTTGCATTATATCAATCTGTAATTGGGCTGTTTTATAGACTATGTTTTCTTTCTTTTCGGCTTCTTCGGTGGCTAAATCGACCATCGTTTTTGTCGCTTCCTGTTGTAATGATTGCTGCCAACTTATTAAATCTTCTAAGTAAATCTTATTGGCTTCGAGAAGTTTCTTTCTTGATACATTCCACCATTTTATTTCCTTTTCCCATATTGTTATTCTTGCTTGTGTAGCCTTAATATTGGCATCCAACCTCCCACTTAATATTTCATCGTAAGATTTAGAATATGTCTCTTCTAACGACTGACTTCTTTCAGAAAATTCTTTTTGGGTTATTTCCTTATTATTATAGGAATCCATCAATGCTTCTGCATCATTAATATAGGATTGCTTTTTTAACCTTGTGTCTTTTTCTATTGTTTCCTTTAAAAGTTGCAAATTATCATTAGCCATGATAGTTGCTTTTCCCTGGAGTGATCCAAAAGCATCTTGAAGATAATCAAGCGTTCCGGTTGCTAAATCTATGAAAACCTTTAAAACTCCGTTTCCTTTATTGATTGTTAAAATAAGGGATTCCCATGCTCCTGTTAACTTTTCTATTGATCCGGCAAAGTTGTCCATACGAATTTCAGACATTTTCTTTGCTGCGTCTCCCGTAAGGATATAATTTTTATAGGCATCCCAAACAAGATCAGATTGTTGTGCGAGTGCCAAAACAGCAGTTACAGAATATCTATCTGCCAATGCTAATGCTTTTGTAGCATCAAGACCCTCTTTGTTCAATTTTTGAAATCCTATAATCAATTCAGGAAGAGACGTAACCGTGAATCCGATTGCTTTTGATAGCTTACTATTGGCATCGGCTAACCGTAAGAATATGTTTCTCAATCCTGTACCTGCCTGTGAAGCGACTACGCCCTGATCGGCCAATTTTGCCATGATAGCAGTAACCTCTTCCATCTGCCATCCTGTTTTACTTGCAACAGGCGCAATATACTTCATGGTTTCTTGGAACTTATACAAGTCAAGCGCAGAGGCGTTAAACGATTGTGCCATTACGTCAACTACCCTTGTCAGTTCGTTTGCGTTCATTCCAAAACCACGAATAACCGTACCTGCCACTAAAGCAGATTGTGCCAAATCTTCCCCGGTTGCAGCCGCCAAAGCCACAACCCCATCGGTTGCAGCACGGATTTCTGGAACTGTAAAACCTAACTTTGCAAGTTCTTCTTGAAGACCCGCTATTTGTTTTGAGGTAAAAAGAGTTTGTCCACCTAACCGGATAGCATCATTTCGTAATTGATTGAACTCTTTATCCGTAGCCATCGTGATAGCCCGAACCCCTGCCATAGCAAACTCAAAGTCTTTCGATATGGTCACAACCGAAGAACCAAGTTGCGCCAACATTCTTGTAGCCGTGCTGACTACGTTTGAAATGATATTGCCTAACGCATTGAATTTGAACTGATAAGACTTTAACGCATTGCCCCAAGTGTTTGAATTAGCATTTGCGGCCTTTCGTGTTTCGGCAATTTGATCTTGTGCGGCCTTCTTAGCGGAAGCGGTTTGTTCCCGTGCCGATTGTTTGGCGGCATCGGTTTGCTGTTTATAGGCTCTTTTGGATTCTTCGGATTGTTTTTTAAGCTCTGCGGCATGGTCTAAGGTTCGCCTTTTTTCTTCTTCCTTTAATTGAGCGGTAAGGCGTTTGGCCTCTTCTTTTTGCTGAATAGAAGAAGAAACCTTAGTACCACCCGTTCCACCCGTAGTTGATCCGGTGATATTTATGTTTACGTTAATTGTCCTGTCAGCCATTCTCTTAAAGTTTTTCGATACCACACGGGCTTAACATTATGGACTTTGAAATAAGTCCTTTCCACTTCACAATAGTATTCACCTAACTTGACAACGCCCCACCTACCTCCGAGTTGCATTTTCTTCTTCGCCTCCCGAATTGCTTTTCTTTTGTCGGTCTGTAAGCCATTTCGTAAGCCTTCGTTGGAAACTGATTCTTTCTTCATGCGAGAACCGTTTAATCGTTTCAACACTTTCATTAGAGTTGACCGAAAGCCAGAAAACGACATCTTCATAGTCCTGGTACATCTTTCGGATTTTCCCGGCAAAATTGTAGATCGTGTTTCCTTTTTCATCCTTTAAATCGCTTAGTTCCCAAAGTTTTTCTATCTCTGAATTTATTTGCTGTCGGATTTTGAGGTCGTCTGATCCGCCAAGTTTTTCTGTAAGATGCTTAATCCTTCGTAAAATGCCGGGTTTAAGGTCTTGCTCATTTCCTCCATCATCAGGGAATAAGCCCCGAAGCTGGCGGGTGAGCCTATCGTAAAATTTTGAACAGACTCCTCCACCGTCTTGCGGGTTAGTCCTTCTTTCCACAGTTCCTCTAACTTCTCATTAAGATAAAGTTCATCTACCTTTAACTGGTCTTCGTCCTTAGTTATACAAATCAGCGCAAAGCATTTAGAAAGCGCATCGTCATTATAGCCGTCTGTTTCAATCGCTTGTCCGTAATTCTGAAAAACCCCAAGTGCCTGAAAGTATTTCTGATGGTTAAAAAACTCGGTGGCTTTTTCAAGCGATTCCTTAAAAAGCGGTCGGTCAATACCTTCCAAAGACTTTAACAGGTACATTTTAAAATAGTTAAACCGTTTGTCGTTAATGTCACCGACATCTTCCATGAGTAAGTATTTCTTTTGACCGATAAGGATTTCTTTCATCTGAAGTAATTATTTAGTCCTGTGTATAAATCTTCTGTTATTACGTCAAGTAACCATTCAAAATTAGCGTCATTCAGTCCTAAGATCGTTTCTCCCCAATGATGAATCAGTATGTCTTTCTTTTTATCTGTGGCATCTAAGCCTAACGAAAAACCCAAAGCATCGAACTTGACAAACATACTTTTCTGAAAATCGCCCGAAAAATTCAAATCAACATAATTCGTCTGGCGACCTATGGCTTTTCGCTTTTCAATCCATTTCTTACTCTTATAGCTTCCGTAAGGATTAAATTCGTCTGTCTTTAACTTTCCTTCTGAATCTTCACCTTTTAAAAGTTGCTCTTGGTTTCGTTTGATGATTTCTTTCGAGTGCCTTTTTATAGACGACCTGACCAAAGAATCTACTTTAGTTTCAATTCCTGCAAGTTTTCTATTTAGCTGATCTATATTCATCTGCGTCCCATTGAAACAATTTTAATCCCGTCCTGTTCACATGGTAAACAAACATCATCCATTCGTGAAAAGTCGATCACAATATCCTCTATTAGACCCCTTCTCTTCATTCCGGTATTATCAATCCATCCGTTTAAGATAGACCAGTACATATTTCGCTTTTCTTCAGCAAAGTCTCTAAACCGTTTGGCATCGGTCGTGTCGTTTAAGCGTTTAGAAGCAAGATAGTCGTCTAAAATTCGTATGGCTATCTTATATTGAAGTGCTTTGGCAAAGACCGAAAGGTTATCCAAAAGAAGGTCGGTAATGTCGCACGTTACGTTTATCTTGGCAAACATTCCCCTTGATTCATCACAATAGAACGAAGTCAGATCATCAATATCCGGTAAAATATAGTCGCTTGCCGTGTAATTTAAAAATGAATTTTCAATCTCGATGGGCTGAATCCAGACATATTCTCCAAAGACCCTACGGGGGGCGTTATTACATCCGCAGTCAAAATCAAATTCAACGGCACTACCCGTTAATTGTCCGGTGACTACGTTATTAGGATCGTATTCGTAATATCCTAACAAATAAGACTGCCTTGTACCCGATCCCCTGTATTTAACAACAAAGTCGCTTACATCGAGCCATTGAACACTTAAAGGCTTATTATAAACAAAGTTAAACGTCTTTATCGCATCAACTTGGGAAGTTTCGTACAGGTAGATTTTAAGGGTCTGCGAGGCGTTAAGTTGAAGTCCTATTTTTGTGATCTCGGCTTTTATATTATTTGAACTTCTTGGTGTGATAACCCAACCGACAAATCGTGCGTTCTTAGTCGCCAGGTCGGTCATATCGGCTACCCCGTTGCAGACATCGAAATTAGACAAAATGGTTCTTGTGCCTAACCGGGATTGTGCCTTGATAACAAATTCGTTGACAATATCCGCTATTTCGCTTTTCTGGACGATTTCAAGATAATCGCTTGCTGAAGTCTGATCTCCGCTTAGACCTTTGGTGATAATATCGAAGTCGATCCCCGGAAGGTCGTTCACATAGTAACCTGATTGGGAAACCTTCAGGTTATCAGGAAGATTTGTATAAAGGGCGTTGGCACTTTCACGCCATCCCACAAGGTCGCTTCCTGCTGTGATTATGTCATCAATGGTAAACATATCCTTTTTGTCCCAAATTTACGGGAAAGGATATGCCCTTGCAATAGACCTATTTCTGTGCTATGATACAATAGTCAATATCGGTTTCGATTGTCCGTATTAGAGAAAGATCAAAATAGGCCACAATTTGTTTTAAAAGAGCCAAATCAAAAACGTGGTGATGCAAACAACGGTTCTCAATGTTCTTTAGGCTTCGTTCCTTGAATTGTTCAAGGGTTCCGGCAGGCGGGTCAAGTGGAAGATCATGTAAAGAAAGAATTTCATCCAAATGTGTCAAATCGTCTTCGCCTATGTTATTTTCAAAATCCCGTATCAGGTGGGAAAATTCCGTAATCCCCCTTCGATGGTCGAAATTTGATTCTTTCTTCGGGGCGACAATCGTTATTAATCCGTTAGGTTTTAAGACCCCGATCCATTCCCTAACCGCCTTTAAAGGGTTAGCGATATGTTCTATGACGTTACTGGCAAGCACGAAGTCATACTTTTTTGTAAGAGAAAGATCCGTTGCTTCTTGGATGAAATTCTTACCGACTACTTTTCCGTTTATAATATAGTCTTCTCCGTAATTGCCCCAAATAGTCTTATTTGAAAAGATCACGTTATCGCAACCTGATATTTCTAAGTAGTTCTGTTTAAAGTAGGCACTTGGCCCACCGATTTCAAGTCCGTACATTGGGTCTGTCTTGATCTGAATCTCCTTTAAATACAATGTAATACTCTGCTCTGCAAGCAAATTTTAGAGGTCTATGTTCCATAACGAAAGGTTCTGTCCAGTTGGGAATAATCAAATTATCAGGCTTTAAGTAAAATCCCATCTTTAAGAATTTTTCTTCAGGAATACCAAAGTTCACGCAATCAACATATTGGGCGTTTTCAAATCTCATTAAGGAATTAAAGGCAAACTGCACGTTTTCAGGTAGTTCACCAAAAATGTCCACAATCCTAAGAATCGAAGTGCGCCCGTTATAGATTTTTCTAATTACAAACGCACAATCCCTGATTCCGTAGATCGAATAATCATAAAAAGGATTCAAGCGATACCTTGCGTTAACATAAGTGTTTGATTTTGCAGGACATTGTGGTTTAACGTCAACCTCTTTAACTAAGGTGAGTTCTTCGCACTTTTCCCATTTTGCCAGATAATCAACAAAAGGCAAAAAGTAATGATTAGCCACTCCGCTTACCCAACCTCTTTTTAAGTAAAGTTGTTCGATGGTGTCATTAATCCCTATTGCCCCTATTGAACGTGGCTTAAATGCTTCTTCAATGAAATCAAGCAGTTTACTACCTAACCCTTTCGGGCAGTCCGGGGTTTTACACCAGATCGCCAACCAAATATCCAATTCTTTAATGTCCTTATCGTACTGATTTGTAGGAATAAACCCTAAAGCGGTATAGATTTTCCCTTCTTCAATTCCAATTACGAAGTTATATCCATACCCGTTGTGATGCTGGTAGTTCATCAAGTCTATGCTTTTTGAAAGGATATGATCTTTCTTCCAATAGTCGTTTAGAAACTGTTGAATTAAAGGAAGTTCGTTAAACCTAACAAGTCTTATTTCCATGTTTCTTATTTTAGGACGTAAATCAACGTACCATAAACTATAACCAACAGAATAATGGTAACTATCTTCATCCAAAGCGGATTATAGTTTGATGTCGGCTCTTGGTCTTTCATATTTCCCATTTGTAAAAGAACTCGAAGTATAAGCCCCGATGATGCCTAATTGCCTTAAAATCTCTTTTGTGACAAAATTGTATCTTCCCATCGGGTAAGACGCAAACCGTACTTTTTCCTGGAACTGATGAAGATAGGCTAAATTCTCGATCCATTCATTGTATTGTTCGTGAGGTTTTAGTAAGTCCATTCTTCGTGGATGAGTAGCCGAATGAAGACCCAATTCATGTCCTTCATCTACTATTATTTGCGGGTCAATAAATTCAGGCATTTCGGTCTGGTCGCTGATCCAATCCATAATTTCGTCATGTACTTGTGGATCTGAAAAATCCCTGACCCAACGATAAGCCTTGTCGTTATCGTCATAAAAAGAATATTCAGACAGAAATTCTTTTGGCGGTTGGGGTTTGCTTCCGTATTTTCTCCAAAACTTGACCCAAAAATCAAATCCTAATCTTTCACGGATAACCCGGTGGCGTTCCATGTCGTTACGATTACAGATAAAGAATATCGCCTTCGACTGATACTTTTTTAAAAGCGGAAAGACGAGTTCCTGGCACTTTAATCCGTCATCAAAAGATAATTCTTCACCATTGAAAAGAGCCTTTTCTATCTTTTCCAATCCGACTGATCCTACGATTTCGGGATAGCCGTTGCCGTGTATGTAATGAATAGTTAACATATTGATTCGTAAAATTGTGTTCTTCGTTTGTTCACGTTCATTAAATTAAACCGTTCATGCAGGTCTTCATAGAGTTGATTTCCTAAATCTTCAGCTAAAGATTTATTGTCAACCAATCGTTTCATGTTCTTGAACCAGTCTGTCTTATTGTCACAAACTAAACAGTTTTTGTCAGTCGCCCATTTTTTGTAAGGCATCACGTTAGAAACAATTAGTCCTTTCTTAAAGAAAGCCGCTTCGACCATCTTTAGTTCAGATTTCATCGAATTGAACTTGGAATCAACTAAGGGTACAAGGCAAACATCAATCAGATTATAGAATTTCGTATAAGTATCTGAAGAGGCCAACCGATAGACCTTCAGTTTATCCATTGTCTTGCCGTGTGAACACATAATATCGGCAAACTGATCGTAAAGGCTTCCGGGTTTTCCGTCATGCCCGAACAAATAAATATTCCAGTTCTGAGAAACCGCATTAAGACGTTCAGGAGAAGTTTCCAATAACTTAATGTCTGGAAGGTGACAATGCCCACCAATCCAACCGAACCGCATCAAGTCGGATTTTTCAGGTTCATTGGCAAACTGATATAAAAAAGGATTGATAGCATTCTCGAAAACGTGGACTTTCCGATTGATTTTACGGATCTCGTCTGCCAGTAACTTAGTAGTGGTCGTAACATAGTCAAATTCCCGAAGAGCGTCGATCAATACTTTCGTTGTGCCGTTCTTTTTATACATCGAATACAAAAGATGATCCTGCGGTAACGCCCAGTAGTCGTCATAATCTATTATCGTCTTGACCCCAGCTTTCTTTAGCCTGTCAAGAACGGGCATGACCTGAATGAAATAACTCTTTGATACAAAGAGAATATCCCCCAACAAATCTTGATAGTTGGTAGAATCTGTAAACACTACGTCATCCATTAATTCATGAGGCATCCTGATCCGATAAAGGCCCGTACCCCCGTAAGTTTTAGGAATCCAACAGACAATTTTCAAAGCGGTGTCCTTCCAAATTAAAGTTAATAAACGGGTTAATACTTGTAACAGAAACGCCATGCGCCCGAACTTCGTTTATGATAAGTTCAAGTTGTTCATTTACGGCAACCATGTGGTTTGTTGGAGTTGGGAACTTATACCCGCTATAATTGATTTCGTCATCAATCATTCCCCCGTCAACCCCCGAAAGAATAATATTTTTAGCCCCCAACAAATAAGCAAAATGGATAGCCGTTGTGATAATAGTCCCTCCGGCAATCAAGTAATTAGGGGTATCGAAAACGCTCAAGTCAATTTCGGTAAACTGTTGTTCTAAATGTTTATAGACATAATAATCACCATTAAAGATAGTAGAATGATGCGTTTTATTGAAAATACACATTTCCCTTTCGCTTGTAACGACAATCAATCCATTATTAAAAAAAGGTCGCAAAACAAAATAATGATGACTGATAATGTATTTACATTTTACCCTCAAAGGAACGGTATTTACACCGATGACGATTTTATTATCCCAAAATCCATCAGGAATATAGTCAATAGATTTTCCCGAACCGATAACATAAATATCTTTCCCTTGTTCGGAACCACGCAATATTTCAATATCATTAGCCATTAAACGTATGCCCTTCTAAATTAAGGTTAATAAACGGATTCAAAGAATAAACACCTATCTTCTTTCGGATATGATTACAGACAATCTTAACTTGTGGTTCAATGTCTGTGATATGTTGCGGATTGGTTGCGCCATAGGGATAATTCTTAACGCTTATCTTTCCATCAATAGATCCCCCGTCTATTCCTGCAAGAATGATATTAGTCGCACCGATCTTATAGGCTAAGTGAATGGCTGAAGAAGTCGTACCGCCTACGATTAAACTTTCAGGATCATCAAAGTCGCTTAAATCAATATCCTTATAACCTATGTTCCTATTATCATAGATATACAAGAAATTATTTTTATGCTTGAACGTGCAGTATTTTCCGGTTAGTTTAACGTGCTTTCTTCCATAAACGCCCATTTCGTGTTCGGGACAGATACCTAAAACATGGTTGTCAATCATTTCCTGAATAACGGTCGAATGATTTGAAATTCCATACGTTACAGGAAAAAGTTTATGGATATGATTAATCCCTATTACAATTTTCCCCTTGAAAAACGAAGGATGAATAAAGTTTAAGGAACTGCCTGATCCTAAAACATAAACATCTTGGTTGTATTTTGGTAGTTCTGAAATGTTCATGTCGTTTCAACGTCTAACCATTTGTAACCAAGTATTTTACGGTACTTATTATAGTCGCCCCAATTACTTCCTAACTGATGCCAAGTATGTGAGTGATGAGCGAAGAAATTAACCGGAAGAAATAAATCTTCGTGGTATTCAAAGGCATCAATATCAATGGTGTAGTTCTTTAAACCCAAGTTCCGGGTCTGCATACACATATCTTCCACGTACAAATGAAAACTGTCAAAGGTCTTTTCATCGAACATCAACCCGTAATCGGTGTTAATGACTATACAACACGAATCAACCGTGATAACCTCCTGAATAAGTCCTTTTCTGCCCCAAATCGTGCCTTTGTTGCTTCCGACAGCCCCTAATGCACCAAAGTCAGGATGGGCTTTAATCGTTCGCTCGATGGCTTCTTTCAAGCCGTTACTTGTTACGTCTGCATGGATAAAGCAAAGATACTGCTCGCTTGACTTTCTGATGTGCTTGTTATACACTCTGGCCGGAGAATCGGTCGAAGGATGAACCTTTACGTCTAAGTCAGACTTCCCTAAGTATTTTGAGTAAACCCCGTTGTCGATTGTAAAAAATCCTATATCCATATTAAAATATCCTTAGTTGTGCTTTATGAGTTTCAAATCTTTTCACGGCATCACGGTAATAATCAGGGTCTAACTCGATCCAGTCCAGATCAAAGCCCAAATTGTGACAGGCGATGCAGATTGAACCAGAACCGCCGTGCGTGTCAAGTATCTTGTCGCCGGGTTTGGCGTAGTTTTCCAATATCCATTGGTATAATTCTAATGGTTTTTGAGTTGGATGGATTTTATCTTCACTATTATTTCCACTCCATTTCGTAACCATTTTTAATGCCCGATTAAAAGACGTATAGGCAAGTTCTCCATCTGAAAAATCACCACCTATTCTTTTATCCCAAAATATCCATCCCATTGAAGGGGGTAAAAATTCAGTAAAATAGTTTGCCCCGAAAATAATTTGGTTTTTCGATACCCGTACAAGTTGATCGAAATATTCCTTAGTCGGTCTATCGTTATCCCAATTTTTAGACTTATGCACAACGGTATAGTTATGCTTTTTCCTTGTTCGGCAATGCCCATTTTCACCAATCCCATACGGCGGATCAACAATAGCCAGATCCCAAAACTTGTCCGGATTGTCAGCCATAAAGTCCATGCAGTCTATGTTATATAGGTTTATGTCCATTTTTCTTTTGCTTTTTGGTATTTTTCTTCTTGCCCTGAAGTTAGTTCTTTTAAATCACTTGATTTTAGTAAGGTAGTCGAAGGGTTATGTTTGACCTTGCAACTCGCCACAAGAGCGTGCTTGATTTTAAAATGCTTCAAAATGTCTGCGTAAAGATCGTCTGATTTCCAAAATCGTACTTCTTCAGGGAATCCCCCTATGCGTTCCATTATTCCCCGGTGAAGAATAAGACACCAACCGCAAAGTTCATATCCTATTCGATAACCTTCTACTACGCCTTTCATTCCTTCGTGGAATTTCCAACCCGGATTCAGACAACTCAAAGACTTATAGCCGTGATCTATACAGTCCGCCCAGTTTCCCAAAAATTCCACGTCGTTATTTGAAAAACAAACCCAATCGGCTGAAGTCAATTTAAAACCTTTGTTTAAGGATTGATTGTAATTGAAAGGCTTGTCCTGAAGAATCGTAGTTGCACCGTGATATTCGATAGGATATTCTCCTACCACAATAACCCGTCCTAAACAGGTCTTATGAAAGGAATCAATACAATTCTTCGTCATACTGATTAATTCCTTTGTCCGTCCACTACTGACAATAACAAGGTCAATCAAATGGCCGGAATCCCAACGGATCATTTCCATTTCTAAACAAGATTTCGTTTTGTGCGATTAGTTTATCCTTTTCTTTTTGGCTTATCGAAGAACCCGGTTGCCAATCAAACCCGTCATACGAACCGAGTGCATCGAAAGACCAAATATAGTCTTGAACATTTTTAGGCGTGATCCAGGGATAAGGGATTAAGCCGTTACGGTAAATCCGCATGGTATATTCAACGTGTTCAAACCCATAGAACCCAAACTTGGCGTTCATGCCCCCTACTCTTTTAAGGACGGTTTGGTCGATCATCATGCAACACCCTAAAGCACCGTTCCAGTAAGCGTTCTTTCCTTCGTATTTCTTTACATATTGCGGAGGTCGTGCAGCATGGGCGTAGTGATGTTCGCCTTCGTAGATTTCCCACCACTTATCTTTAATAGGAAAACAGTCGTCGTCAAAGAGGAAGATTTTTTTGTAATCTTTTAGAAGTGAGATACACTTGTTTTTACTCTTTGCGACCCCTAACCTTTTTTCATTCCTGATACAACGTGACGAACACCCACCTTTTGAATGATCGTCAATAACGACAATATCCCCGCCAAACTTATCAAACTGCGATAGGGTAAACTCTAACAGTTTAGGTCGGTTGTAGGTTGTAATCCCAATGCCAAAGTCATTCATTAGGTTCTCCTGTCAATGCTTTATTAATTGCTGATATGGCATTTCTTTGCGCAATTTGCCAATTCATTGTACTATGGGGGTCTTCTCCCTTTCCGCTTGCCATAAATAACAAATCTTTCAATGCGCTTAATAATTCAGGTGCGGCAGCAATTAGCCTCACATTAGCCTCCGTTTCCGATAAGTCCTGTAATGCCGTTTGGACATCTTCATCAAATTCGTATTGAGCGAATACCAGACAAATATCAACATCAATACCCATTCTTTCACAGGTTACTACGTTTTCGTCACCATTGCCAAGGTAAACGATGTTGCTTCCATTACAAAACCATGGTGCTGGTGTATGTTTTGTTTCCATTTATTATTTATTATTTAACAAGATCATCGAGTGCTAATTCAAATAATATCCATGCAAATTCTTTGTTTTTCAGTTGGCTTTTATAAAAGCCAATGACAATCTCAAGATCAAGTTCTTCGCTTTTTAGTATTACTGGATAGTTTGGCATTCCGCACATTTGTCCTCCCCTTTCTGGAGGTCTTTTACTATCCCATTTTACGTTTTTCTTAATCTGATCCTTAATGTCCTTTATGTCCATAGTCTTGTTCTATTTTCTCTTGATTTACTTGTTCGCATAGTATTTGAAAATCATCTGTTCCGCACAGTTCGCAAGGATAACCTTTCGGATAAGGACATTCATCGCATTCTGATTGTTGCCTATTTGTGTTCATTGGCTAATTCCTTTTTTTATGTCCGTAAACTACTAAGACCCGTTGTCTATGGTAGGTTGTGATCCCGATTGCGAAATCCATGATTCTTGCTGTATAATATCAAATTCCTGTTTATAAACTCTTCTGTAATCCGGGTGTAATCCTTGTTCAAGTTGTTCTAACTGGTGCGGTAAATGTTCAAATTTCGCCCATAGTTCATATCTTGGCGTACAAACCGGAGAACCGTTAGGAAAGAACCGATACCCTGCCGTCCGTTGCATAAAGATCGCAAACCGTGAAAAAGGCTCATCTAAAGCGTACCGAAGAAGTTTATTATACTCGGCATCAGTCATTTTTGACGCTGTTGGAAGGCTCGGTATTGTCACCTTTGAAGATAATGATTAGGTTATGGTAGAAGTGAATACTGAAAATCCATTCATCAAAATAAGTTGGAATATATCCTTTTCGCCTGACTTCTTTATAATTTAACCCATCGGTCAGGGCTTTGAAATAGTCCGTAGCCTTTATAGTTGGGCTTAGTTCGGGAAAGTAAGACGTTTGAGTATCTTCGATTACATAAGTCCCGCCTTCATTTAACTGGTGAAACATGACCTCAAAAGTATGGATCTGATCTTCGCTTCGATGGCTACCATCGTCAAAAATCAGGTCAAACCAACCTAACGAGTGCATGAAGGCATCATCCGTCTGACTTCCATGCCTGAAAGAATATCCCGTATCTTTTACGTTCTTTTTGACAATATCCGTAACAACGATTTCCGAATTAGGAAAGTAGTCACGAAATGTTCTCGCTGATTCACCCCCAAGATTCGGCTCGTTGTAGCCGTTTTTTTCAGACCAACCCCCATAACCTATCTCTAAGATGCGAAGTTGATCTTTACGTCTGAACTGGAAATACTGATTATAGATAGGGGTATAATGGTGACAACCCTCTTTAAACTTGTCGGTTCCATATTTAATCGCTAACTGACTTAGCTTATCCATGAACCAAATATAACAAAAAAAAGGAAAAACCCGAAGATTTCTCCTTTTTTCTTGAAAAAAGTTAACAATTAAGTCGTTTTCAACCCAAATTTGAAGATCGGGGTTTCGGTTGCGGTCGTGATCGGGGCTTTCACCAGACCAAAATCACAAGTGATTTCCCAAACGGTTAGTAAGTCCTGAACCTCGCCTCCAAGTGAAACAGACGTATCGCAGGACGATTTCTTAAACACCGACCAAGTGATCGGCAATCCAAATAAGTCACCCATTGTAGTCCAGACATTCTCTCCCGATACAAGACCTTCCACGTTAAGCGGAGGAATCCAGTCAAGCAGGGCAACCGAGTACGGATTAAATACATAACTGTTAATCAAGTAATCGGAAGCAGTGGTAACGTAGTTCGATTCGTGGAAAAGAATGTTACCATACTGATAAGCCTGGTTGGCGGAGTTACCCGGCCCCTGTGCCAGTTGTTCCATCATGACGGCCCCGGCAGCGATATTCTGGATGGCATCCAGTTCACCCCTGTAAAGGTTTTCACGCATGACGGTCTGCATATAATTATAATAACGGGTCTTGTCGGCAACAGCAACATCGTAAATGTCATTGGTTCCGTCCCAAGTACCCATCCATGCAGAACCGTTGTTTACGCCTGTTTTGTTGGCTTCAAGATACGCCACGATAGCGGTTTCAAGGGCTTCGTGTGCGTTCAGCATCCCACCGTACAGGTCATTGGCGAAAGCCTGCTGTGCGGAATAGTAGTTGTTCTGGAACAGCTTTTTGGATTCATATACGGTAAACCCAATCGTTGACCAGGTTATCGTTGCTGCGGAAGAATCCCCGAAGGCGGCAGTCGGGCTACAACTTCTTGCGGAAATTGTGGACTGCGTGGTTTTGTCCAGATAACGGACGGTCGTGGTTCTTTGTGGCGACTTTCTGATGTCCGAAAGATTGGGAATGGAATAATCCCTGTATTTCAGGAAAGTTTCTGTCGCCCCGAAAAAACCCGGACGCATCTCATGTGCATTGAAGCGGTCGGTAATAATACCAACGGCATCAAGTAAAATCGAAGGTTGATAATTAGCCATTGTTATTTAAAAGTATAGCCCTTTGTTTCAAGGTCACGCCTTGCTTTGACCATTTCGACCGAATTGGGTTTTATGCCGTTGTCGATACAGTATTTTTCAAAGTCGATTTCCCTTGAACCATTGGTAGAGGATTTATCACCCCGTCCTCCTTGTTCGGGACGTAAATTCACATAGTCTTTTGCGAACCCGTAAACCACCTCTTTAAGCGGAATGGGGTCTAACTTGACATCGGTAACAGGTTTTCCGTCTTTCAGGGTCACGATTTTGTCGTTTTCAATCGCAAAATTGAATTTCGATTTAACCATAGCCCGGACGATTTCCTGTTGGTTGTCTAATTTGGCTCCTTCGGCTTCGATGGGTAGTTCGCTGATGGCACGGTTTAGTTCCGTGTCGATAAAACGGTTGTTAAAAGTCTTGCTCACGTTTTCCAACTCTGATTTATGGTTGACTTCCAATTCCACGATCCGATCCTTCAGTTTCTTGGTTTCATCGTCTGAAGCGGGTTTTGTCTTGGTCGTAATAATGGCTTCGACAAGATCATCAAGATTCTGATAGGATTCGATACCGTGTTTTTTCGCAAGTCCTTTTTCGGTTTGTTCCAACACAGCCCCTTTAACGTAGGTAAACACTTCTTTTGGTAAGTTTGTCTTATCCAGTTCCATGAATGCCTGACGTTTCAAATTGGATTCCAATGTCGGATAGTCTTTCATGGGAATCAACTTCGTGCTGGTGGTAAAACCGTTAATAAGTTCACTAAGACCGCCATTTTCATCAGCAGCCTTAACATCTTCCGCAGTTACATTAAACAACCCTGCGAGAGCGGTTACATCTTCTTGTTTCATTTTATCTTTTTAGTGATTGGTGGCTTTGTTTTTGGCGGTAACTTAACTGGTCGCCAAGTACGATCACCCGTCCTACGAACATAGGCTTCGTACTCACTTCTTGGCATTTCCTTGAACTCGTTTCTTGGTTTGCCGTTTTTTCCGTACCGTTGTAGTTTCATCTTTTTTCGTTTTAAGAACCTTCGGGGCTATCGGGGCTTCGGGTTCAATCGGTTTGATTTTTTCGTATTCAATCACAATGGGAACGACCGGAGGTTCGGGAAGTTTTGGAACTTCAGGAATAATCTCAATAGGTTTTGGGGTAACTTTTGGAGGTTCTGTAATTTCCTCAATGGGCGCAAGCTCCCAAATAACTCCCCCTAATTTCAGTTTCCGTATTTCATTCCAATCCTGTTCCTTGAACTGCATCGTCCTCCGGGTTTCCCCCTTTGAGGTCTGTTCGATCTTGATTACTCGTATCATTTTTGATTTTGTTAAACTGTTCTTTATTGTATTTGTCTAATACTTTTTTGATGCTTGCGATTCGTTTTTGATATTTTTCGAGTGCCTTGTATAACATGATCGGGCCATTTTCAAGTTCAAACCGATCAACGTAATCATCAAAGTTCATTTTATAACACTTCATCTCACCGCTTGCAAACTCCGAAGCAAGGACTTCGTCTAAGGAATAAGTCGCAAGAGGTTCTAAGTCAAGTAACATAAAGCCCCGTTCCATGTCCTGTCTTGAGTTACGATTTCGTGTAGCGATCAATTCTTGAAGAAGCGTCCGTATATAAGAAATAGGCATCCCGGCACGCTTAGATTGCTCGATCTCATTTAGGATTAAATTCTCATCCCTGATGTTTAGTTTGCGCCCGTAGTAGATTTCACAACCCTTATAAATGTCTTTGTAGATCATTTTACCGATG